GCGCCCCACGGCGCCGCCTGCCCCACCCCGCCCACCGCGCCCGCCCAAGGTGACGGCGTGAGCGAGGGGGGCGCCGCGCCAGCCGCCGGCGGCGGCTGGACGCAATCCGCCGGGGCCTTCTCGGGCCTGACGGCCACCGACCTGGCGGCGCGCCGGCGGCGCGTGCCGCTGCTGCTGAACCAGCCGCTACCGCACTTCGCGCGTCGTCGCCGGAAGGGGGACGCAGCAAGGAGAGAGCCGATCATGAGCAAGGTCACCCACATCCTCGCCGCCCTCCAGCAGGCGGTGTCGGAGGGCGCCCACCTGCCCGCCGACGAGCGTGACGCGCTGTTCAAGCGATCCTTCGAACAGGCCGGGGAGGAGCTGGCGAAGGCGGTCGCGCCGCAGCTGCCCGCGCCCGGCGAGACCGACCACGTCACCCTGCTCGGCACCCACCTCCGCGCCGCGGAGGAGGCGGTGCGCGCGATCGAGGCCGGCGAGGCGCTGCTGGTCGGCGGCTCCGGCCCCTCCGGCGAGGCGCTGACGCTGGCGAAGGCCTGGCTCGACCTGGGCGAGATCGCGCTGGTGACCATGGCCGCCGAGCAGGCCGCGCCGGTCGGCGAGAACGAGCAGCCGGGCGAGGGCCTGCAGCTGGTGAAGGTGGCGCTCGGCGAGGGCGACGGCGCCGGCGAGGTCCTCGTGAAGACCGCGCTGCCCGAGCACCTGCACGGGCTGATCGCGCCGCCCGACGCCATCGCCTTCGAGATCGCCGCGCTCGGCCGCTCGCTCTACGACTTCGCCGGCGGCGACGCCTTGGCGAAAGGCTACGACGAGGGGGACGAGGAGGACGAGGGCGACGAGCCGCCGATGGAGGACGGGGACGACATGGGCGACGAGCCCGAGGGCGGCCTCGCGGACGGGCTGCAGACGCTCGCCAAGATCGGCCAGATGGCGGTCATGCAGGTGGCCGCGATCAAGGACGAGATCGGCGACGGCGAGGAGCTGGACGGCGAGGCCGGGGAGATGTCGGCGCTCGACGCCATCGCCGCGCACGGCACCTTCATCACCCAGCAGGCGGACATGCTGATGCGCGCCGCCGCCGGCGACATCGAGGAGGAGGAGATGGCGCCGGAGGACCTCGAGCGCGGCGCCAAGGCCGGCGACCTGAAGAAGGGCGAGGCCGGGGGCGACACGCCGCCGGCGGCCGCCGAGCCGAAGCCCGATCCGCGCGTCGACGCGCTGGAGAAGGCCCTCGCCGAGACGCGCGAGCAGCTGGCGAAGCTGCAGGGCCAGCCGGCCGACCCGAAGGGCGTCCTGAAGGCCGCCGGCATCGCGATGACGAAGCAGGCCGACAACGGCGGCGGAGAGCAGCCCCGGACCGTCGAGGAGATGGCCGACGACCTCATGAAGATGGACCCGAAGGACCGCGCGAACGCCCTCTTCAAAATGGCGCTCGCGGCTCCGGTCGCGGTCCTCGGCGGCACCCAGCCCCAGGGCTGACGCCCCACCAGGTTGCGCGCGGCGCCTCGGCGCCGTTGCGCCTCGCCCGCGGTCGCGCCGCGGGCCCCGCTCGTCAATCGCCGGCCTGAGCACCCGGCACCCATGACCCGCCCGTCCTGAAGGCCACCCCGGTCGCCATGCGCCCGGGGCCTTCGGCGTGCGCGGTCCACGCCCCGTCCATGCCGCTGGGGCGCGGCGACCAGGGCCCGTCATCGGTCCCTCTGGACACCCGCTACGATGTTCGACTCCACCGCGCTCTCCACCTCGCTGGAGAGCATGCGGCAGGCGCTCGCCAAGGCGCTGCCGCAGTCCGAACTGGCGAAGGCCTGGACGCAGTCCGCCTCGCCCACCTCCGGCCTCACGATGTACGCCCTCGAGGCGCCGGCCAAGCTCCTGGTCCCCCAGGTGACGCCGCTGCGCAACGAGATCCCGCGCGTCACGGCGGGTCAGGGCATCCAGGCCAACTGGCGCGCGATCACGGGCGTAAACACGGGTCTGCTTTCCATCGGCGTGTCGGAAGGCCGCCGTGGTGGCGTCTCGACCGACCAGACGGCGGACTACTTCGCGAAGTTCGTCCAGCTCGGCATCGAGAACTCGGTGACCTTCGAGGCCCAGCTGGCCGGCGAGGGCTTCGACGACGTCCGCGCGCGCGCCAGCCAGGCGACGCTGATGGCGATGATGATCGGCGAGGAGCAGGTGCTGCTCGCCGGCCAGGGCACCTGGGGCTTCGGCCAGACCCCGGCGCCGTCGCTGGCCGCCGCCAACACCGGCGGCGCGCTGCCGGCGAGCTCCGCGGTCCACGTCCGCGTCGTCGCCCTCACGCTCGAGGGCTACATGGCGGCGCGCGCCGGCACCGTCCGCGCGCAGGTCTCCCGTGCCAACGCCGACGGCACGACCGAGACCTACGGCGGCGGCTCCGCGCGTGCCTCGAACAGCGCCACCGTCAACACCGCGGCCGGCACCAACACCAACCGCGTGGACGCCACCGTGGCCCCGGTGACGGGCGCGGTCGGCTATGCGTGGTTCGTCGGCAACGTCGACGGCCAGGCGGCGAACCTGCGCCTCGCGGCGGTGACGACGATCAACTCGCTGTCGATCACCGCGATGCCCGACGGCGGGGCCCAGGCGCTGCCGGCGGACCTGGTCGCCAACGACCGCTCCGCCAACGACCGCTACCACGATGGCCTGCTGGCCATCGCGGCGAAGTCCGGCTCCAACGCCTACATCCGCGCGCTGCCGACCGGCACGGCGGGCGTGGGCACGGCGCTGACCAGCGACGGCGCGGGCGGCATCGTCGAGATCGACGACGCGCTCCGCTGGTACTGGGACGTGCTGCGGATGAGCCCCACGAAGATCTGGGTCTCGTCGCAGGAGATGGGGACGATCCGGAAGAAGGTGCTGGCCGCTGGCTCCGCGGCGACCCAGCGCTTCACCTTCGTCGCCCAGCAGGGCCAGCTGACCGCCGCCTCGATGGTCCGCGGCTACCTGAACCAGTACGCGATGGGCGGGCCGGCCGAGATCCCGATCCAGATCCATCCGTACCTGCCGCCGGGGACGATGATGTTCGAGGCGACGGCCATCCCGTACCCGATGAGCGGGGTGGCGCAGGTGCGCCGGGTGCTCTGCCGCCGCGACTACTACCAGATCGAATGGCCGCTGCGCACCCGCATGCACGAGTTCGGAGTCTACTCCGACCAGGTGCTGCAGCACTACTTCCCGCCGTCGCTCGGCATCATCCACAACATCGCGCCGGGCTGATACTGCCCGGTGACTGGGAGGGGGCGGGGAAACCCGCCCCTTTCTGTATCCGTGAACATCACCGGAGCAAGACCGCCATGCCCAAGTACACGACATCGCCGCCGGTCACCGGCATCTTCGTGCCGGATTTCGGGTCGTACTCTGCCGACGCCGACGGGATCTTCGAACTCCCCGCCGAGCCGCAGGTCGAGCAGGCCCTGGCCCAGCTCGGCATCACCCTCACCCTGGTGGAAGACCCCGCGCCCCCGGCCACGACCGGCGCCGGTGACCCGCCCGCCGACACGATCCCCTCCGGCGCCGACACCGTGCCCGCCAGCGACGCCGAGACCCTCCCGGGGGCCGAGGGCGCCGACACCATCCAGGCCGCCGAGCCGGCCGCCGGCCGCCGCCGGAAGGGCGCGACCTGATGCCGGCCCGGGCCTACGTCGAGCTCGCCGACATGAAGGCCTGGCTGGCCGAGGCCGGGGTCGAGCGTGACAGCGAGATCCAGCGCGCCATCGAGGTCGCCTCGCAGATGGTCGAGCGCTGGTGCGGCCGCGACTTCGCCTCCGACACGGTGACCGAGCAGCTCATCGGCAACGGCGCGTTCTACATCTTCCCGGCGCGTACCCCGATCACCGCGGTCTCCTCCGTCACCATCGACGGCCAGGCGATCCCCTTCCGCTTCGACATCATGGGCATCAAGCGCACCGACGGCGGGCGGTTCGGCATCCACGACACCGTCGTCGTCACCTACACCGGCGGCTACGACGTCATCCCCGACGACGTCGTGCACGCCACCAAGATCACCGCCCAGGCCGTGCTCGGCGCGCCCGCGACCGACCCGAACCTGGCCTACGAGAACGCCGCCGGCTTCGGCGCCTTCAGCTACGCCCCGCAGGGCCCCGGCGCCCTGCCGCGCGCCGCCATGACCCTCCTCGAAGGCGTGAGGCGCCGCCACTGATGAGCGCCCGCTCCTTCCACTACCAGCGGCGCGCCGCGGTCCTCATGCGCGTCAACGCCGTCTGGGTGACCTACCGGCGCGTCACCCGCCTCGACGGCGCCTACCCGGCGGCGAACCCGCCCCGCATCACCGGCAGCCTCGTCGCGGCCGGCGCCCAGATCGCCGGCGCCGCGACCCTCGCCATCCGGGCCGAGCGCCTGCAGGGGCGCCTGATCCCGGGCGACCGTCTCGGCGTCGGCGGCACCACCTACGCCGTGGCGAGCCCCGTCACCGACGCCGGCGCGAACACCATCGCCGTGCCGATCAGCCCGGCCCTCGCCGCCCCGGTGGCCGACGGCGCCGCCGTCACCGCCACCTGGTCGGCCGACAGCCGCATCCCCTCCCGCCGCCAGGACTTCGGCCTGCGGCTGATCGACGGGGAGATGATCCAGCGCGGCGACCAGCGCTTCACCGTCGCCCACAACGACCTCGCCGCCGAGCCGCAGCCGCAGGACCAGATCATCCTCGAGGACGGCAAGATCCTGGTCGTCGTCGGGGCCATCCCTGCACGGATGGATGGCGACCCGATCACCTGGGACATCCAGGCCCGATGAACGACTTCGCCTTCGACGTCTCCGCCTGGTGCGACCGGGCGGAGGCGAAGGCGCGCGAGGTATTCCTGGCGATCGGGCTCGACGCGCTGACCCGCGTGAAGGAACTCACCCCCGTCCGCACCGGCAACCTCCGGGCCGGCTGGCAGATCGTCCGCAAGGAGGACGCCCTGCCGGTGGACCGGGAGGTGATCGGCACCGCCGCCAGCGTCGCCGCCGGCTTCGGCGGCTCCTGGGCGGGCGCCAAGGCCGGCGCCGTCATCGGCACCGCGGCCCTCGGCCCCGGCGTCGGGACCGCGATCGGCGGCTTCGTGGGCGGCGTGGCGGGCGGCTTCGCGGCCGAGCAGGGCGCCTCCGCCGCGGTGGGCGCCGCCACCGCCCCGGCCGGCGTCCAGGGCGCGCAGCTGGGCGACACCCTCGTGATCCTGAACCCGGTGGTCTACGCCCGGCGCGTCGAAGCCGGGTGGGAGATCCAGCGGAAGGACGGCGGCACCACGAAGGTGGAGGGCCGCGGCATGATGGCGCAGACCGTCTCCGAGCTGCCCCGCATCGCCGACGCCGCCCTGGCGCGCATCGCCCGGGGAGGCGCCTGATGCTCACCGACATCACCCGCGCCATCACCCAGCGCATCGAGGCCGCGGTCACCGGCGAGATCGCCTGGCCGGACCGCGGCTACGACCCGCGCCTGGGCGTCCCCTACACCCAGGTCCGCTTCGCGGGGCGCGACCGCCGCGCCGCCGGCGTCGGCCCGACCGCGCCGAAGATCTGGCAGGGGGTGCTCTACCTGGTCGTCCACGAGCCGCCCGGCGGCGGCATGGTCGCGGCCGACCAGCGCGCCCAGGCGGTCGCCGAGGCCTTCCCCCGCGGCCTGTCGCTGGTGTCCGGCGCCGCGACCGTGATCGTCGAGGACTGCTCGATCCAGGCCCCGCAGTCCGCCGCCGACTGGGTGGCGGTGCCGGTGGCGGTCTTCTGGACCTGCATGGAGCCCTAAGGAGAACCCCATGGCGCGTCGCTACGCCGTCGAACACGACTTCACCTGTGGCCAGTGGAGCTATCGCGAGGGCGAGGTCCTCTCGGAGGACGACCTCGCCGTCCGCGGCATGTCCGAAGACCAGCTCGCGCACTTCAAGCGCCGCGGCGGCATCCGGGAGATGACCGACGCGGCGCCGGAAGCCGAGGCCCCGGCACCCGCCGCGGCGGACGACGACCCGACCTACTGACCCGCGCGCCCCCGGCGCGCTCCCCGATCACCCGCAGGCCCGCACCCGTGAGGGGCGGGCCTTCCTCGTTCTGGAAGGACCCGTCCCATGACCGCGACGTCCTACGCCCGCGGCGTCCGCCGCCAGCTCATCATCGGCAAGCAGGCCGCCCTCGACACCCTGGCGCCGACCAACTCGGGCCGCCAGCTGCGCCGCGTCAGCGCGACGCCGAACATCATCCGCGACGCCTTCACCAGCCAGGAGATCCTGCCCTCGCAGCAGCTCCGCGACGCCCGCCTCGGCGCGCGCCGCACGCCGCTGGCCTTCGCGGGGCAGTTCTCGCCGGGCTCCTTCAACGAGTTCATCGAGGGGATGCTGCGGCGCGACTACTCGGCCGGCGTCTCGGCCACCGGCATGACGGTGACCGCGGTGGCGGGGCCGCCCGGCACCTTCACCCGCGCCGCCGGCAGCTGGCTCGCCGATGGCTTCAAGGTGGGCGACGTGGTCCGCTTCACCGGCTTCACCTCCGGCGCCGCGGCGAACAACGCGCGCAACTACCGCATCACCGACCTGACGGCGACCGTCATGACGGTCACCGGCGTGGCGAAGGAGGTGGTCGTCGCCGCCGCGAGCGCCGCGGGCATCGGCTGCTCGGTGACCGGCAAGAAGACCTTCATCCCGGCCGCGAACCACATCTACACCCCCTACACCATCGAGGACCTGCAGCCGGACACCATCCCGGTCTCCTCGCACCGGTACCAGGACATGCGGATGCAGGCCTTCATCATCCGCCTGCCCGCCACCGGCCTGGCGACGATCGAGGCCCAGATGATCGGCCGCGACCGCCAGAAGGGCACGGCCGCCCACTTCGTGAACCCGGCCGAGCCGAACGCGAGGAACAGCTTCGCGGGCGTCTCGGGCCTGGTGCGCGTGAACGGCGCCGACATCGCGACCGTGACCAGCGCCACCCTCCAGATCAGCTGCCCCGTGGAGGCCATTCCCTGCATCGGGACCGACAAGGTGCCCGACAACTTCCAGGGCGTGATCGGCGTGCAGATGCAGCTGTCGCTCTACTTCACCGACGACACCTTCATGGACCTCTACGACGCCGAAACCGAGTTCGACGTGTCGGTGATGCTGAACTCGGACACCACGGTGAACAGCGACTTCGTGCAGATCGTGACGAACCGCGTGAAGCTGCTCGGCCTCCAGAAGAACGACAGCGATCGCGCCATCATCCAGTCGGCGCAGGTGCAGGTGCTCGAGCACGTCACCGGCGCCGGCGCGGGCACCAAGTACGAAGCGACCACCATCTCCATCCAGGACAGCGCCGCGTAAGGCGCAGAGCAGGAGAACGCCGGCCCATGGCCGATTTCGACATCCTCGCCACCGAGGTCCTCACCGGCTCCGAGGAGGGGCGGCCGATGGTGCTCTCGCACCCGGCCACCGGCCGGCCCTTCCTCGACGCCGAGAAGAAGCCGGTGGCGGTCTACATGCGCGGCCGACACTCCGCGGTCGCGCGGGCGGTGCTGCGGGAGATCAACGACGAGCGCGCCGCCATCCAGGCGGACGGGCGCGTCGTCACGCCCGAGCAGAACGAGGCCTTCAACACCCGCTACCTGGTGGCCATGACGGTCCGCTGGACCTGGACGAAGCTCGGCGGCGAGGACTTCCCCTACTCGCCGGACAACGCCGAGCGCTTCTGGTCCGACCCGCGCTTCCGGCACTGGCGCGAGCGCGGGCTGATCTTCGTGGCCGAGGACGGGAATTTTTTGGCCGCCTCCGCCTGAGGATCCTGGCCTGGGGGCGGGCGGCCTTCGCGCTCGACGCACCCCAGCCGGGCGGGGGGACGCTCCGGGACCACCTGCTGGCCGCCAAGCGCGCCGGCGCCGACCCGCCGGAGCTGAAGGTCCCCGAGCCGCCGCCGGAGCTGCACTTCCTGCTGCCGGTCTTCCACCGGCTGTCGCCGCGGCGGCCGATGGAGCAGGGGGTGCCGCTGCCGCTCCGGCACGGCGAGATCGAGGCCTTCTGCCGGCTCTCGGGCGTCCGGCTCCGGGAGTGGGAGCTGGAGGCGCTGGAGCTGCTGGACACCGCCTATCTGGCAGCCATGAACAGCGGCGGGGCGCAGGTCCACACCTGAGGGTTGCGACGCGCCCGGCGATTTCGGTAGCATCCCAACCATGAGGTTGGGCCTGCTGATCCTGCTGGCGGCGCTGGCCGCCGCTCCCGCCGCCGCCCAGGACGGGCGGCGGTGGTTCCTGTCGCAGCACGCCGGGCCGGGGGCGCCGCGGTTCGATGGCCCCTACCCGAACGCGCAGGAGTGCGAGGCGACACGGGCGACGGTCCTGCAGCAGAACCGCGACTTCGTCGCCCGCGAGGCGGCGAAGCCGAACCAGGTCGTCTACGTCGCCCGCCTGCGCCAGCAGCTGGCCGCCTTCGAGGGCGGCCTGATCTGCGAGCTGCGGTAGCCCCACCCACCCATCCCTGAAACGCCGGAAGGCCCGCCCCCCGAGAGGGAGGCGGGCCTTCTGCATTGTGGGAGGCGCCGATGACCGACATCGCCGCCCTGTCCTTCTCCATCAACAGCGAGCCGGCGCGCGACGCGCGCCGGAACCTCGACGAGATGCGCTCGGCCGCGCGCGATGCCGCGCAGCAGGCCCAGGACATGTCCCGGGGCTTCGAGCGGTCGATGGAGACGACCAAGGCCTTCACGGCGGGGATCACCGACTTCGCGAAGTCCACCCGCGAGGCGGCGACCGGCATCGAGGCGCTGGTCGACCGGGTGAACAAGCTCGCGCTCGCGACCAGCGGCCTCTCCGGCCCGCTGAAGGAGCTGCAGCAGGCCTATGGCCAGCTGGAGGGCGCGGCGAAGGTCTTCGGGACCACCGCCGCGGGCCTCGAGGCCTTCTCCCGCCAGGCGCGCCAGGTCGGGCTCGACGGGCAGGAGACCGTCAACGCGCTCCGCCGCATCCAGCAGGCGCTGGAGGGCATCACCGCCGAGGGCCGGCAGGCGCGCGCCGTGCTGGAGAGCTACGGCGTCGCGGTCGCCGGCCTCGGCCGCGGCGACGCCGACCGGGTGCTGCGGGACTTCGTCAGCCGCTCCCGGCTCTACCAGGACGACGCGATGTCCCGGGCGGACATCCAGTCGGTCCTGGGCCCGATGTCCGGCGAGGGCTTCGCCGCGCTGGCGAACCCGGCCTACCGGACCATCGAGCAGACCGCGCGCGGCGACCGGGAGCGCGAGGGGCGCCGGGTCGCGGGCGTGACCCGCGACGCCGCGGCGCGCGGGCTGTTCGAGCTGCAGCGCCGCCAGGACGAGCTCGCCGACCTCGAGCGGGAGTGGAGCCGGGCCGAAGATGGCTGGGTGGGCAACCTGCCCGGGGTCGGGTGGCTCTTCCGGAGGCAGGGGGTCTTCCAGTCCGATGCCGACCGCCTGCGCACCCTCCGGGCGGCCCAGTCGGAGGGCACCGCCCGCGGCGACCTCCCCTACAGCCAGTCGCTCATGGGGCGGTTCAACGCCGCGCAGGCAGGCGGTCTTGGCCTGCCGGCGGTGCCGATCGGCCCGGCCGGCTTCCTGTCGACCGGCATCGCCGCGACGCGCATGGGGCAGGAGTACTGGGCCAGCCCCGGCTTCGCGGCGAACAACATGGCGCTCGATTGGCTCTACGAGCAGAACGCCGAGAGCGACTGGACGCCGCTCAACATCGCCTCCCGAACCGCGAGCCTCTTCCGGCGCGGGCGCCTCGCGTTCGGCGACACCTCGGTGGTGCCGACGCTGCCGCGCGACAGCCGCCCGGTGAACGAGCGCCTGACCGGGATGCAGCAGCAGAACCAGGCGCTGCTGGCGGCCGCCCGCATGACCCCGGCCGAGCTCAGCCGCCGGGAGGCCTACGAGATGGCGGCCGGCAGCTTCGGCATCGGCACCGCCGGCTGGGAGCGGATGACCGCCGACCAGATCGCCGCGCTCGGCTGGGGGAACGGCGGCTTCTCGGACGGGCAGCGCACCGTCGCCGACAGCTTCATCCGCCTCCGCGAGAGCAACGCGAACATCCGGTTCGATGAGGCCCTCGGCCCAAGCCGCGCCGCGCGCTCCGCCTGGTCGTCCACCATCGCCGGCGGCGGGACCTCGGTGGACGGCGACCGCGCCGCCTACGCCGCCCAGGCCGAGGCGCGGGCGCGGCGCGAGCTGGTGGACGTCTCGGAACGGGAGCGGCGGGTCAAGCTCGAGCTCGCCGAGTACGACGCCCAGAGGCTGTCGCAGGTCGAGCGGATGACGCAGCTCGTCCGCGAGCAGACCCAGGTGACCGTCGCCTACACCGAGGCCGCGGCGCGGACCCTGACCGGCGGCGGCGGCGCCAGCGCGGCCACGACCGCCGGGATCCGCGCCCAGGCGACGGAGGCGGCGCGCGTGAACCCGGCCATCAGCGCCGACGCCCGCCTGCAGTCCGGCTTCGAGCAGTCCTACGCCCAGGCGCTCTCCCAGGCGGTGGCGCAGGCGGCGCAGCTGCAGCGGCTGGAGGAGCAGTCCCTCGGCCTCTCTCGGGGCCGCCTCGCGGCAGCCAGCGAGGAAACCGCGGTCATCGCGAAGCACGTGGAGCTGCACGAGGCGCTGGCGCGCGCCGAGGCGCTCTCCGGCCAGGCGCGACAGGACGCCCTCACGAAGCTCCGGGAGATCAGCGCCGAGCTCGACAAGCAGAAGACCCGGGCGGAGGAGATCCGCACGGCCCTGCTCGGCTGGGGCAACGTGAACCTGGCCTTCATGAGGGTGGACGACGCGAACGTCCTCGGCCGCGGCCGCCCGGGCTTCCCCGCGGCGCAGCCGGGGGAGGAAACCGGCATCCCCGGCCTGCGCCAGGAGGAGTTCCTTCGCTCCGAGGCGCTGAAGCTCTTCGGGAACGACGAGCGGGTGACGCGGTACGCCACCCCGCAGGAGCAGGGGCGCGCCGCTGCCGGACTCCTCAGCGACACGCAGCGCCGCGCCATCAACGACCGCTGGACGCTGCAGAACACCGACCCGTCGCGCGTTGTGACCATCGACCTGCAGCAGCAGATCGCCCGGCTGCGGGCCCAGCCGGGCCCGATGACCGGGGACCGCGCGCGCCGGATCGCGGAACTCGAGGCGCAGATCGCCGGCCTGCCCGAGGGGATGCGTCTGCTCGAAGGCGCAGGCGCCGCCGGCCTCGCGAACGCCCAGCTCGGCGGCGCCTCCGCCGCCACGCTCTATGGGTCCACCACGAGCCTCCGGGTCGCGGAGATGGGCGCCGACTGGGCGGCCGGCCGCGGCCCCGGCGCCATCACCGGCAACACCCTCGGGGACCGCTACGGCCGCCTCTACGGCCGCGACGCCGTGGAGATGGCCGGGGACGCCTACAGCCGCATCCGCGCCGGCAGCCTGGGAGAGGGGGATGCCGCCACCTTCTTGCTGCAGGAGACCGCCCGCCGCGCCGCGCTGGCGCTGGACGAGTTCTCGAAGCGGGTGGACGCCAACGCCATCGCGATCGCGGAATCCGAGGAGCGGATCTCCGCCGGCAGCCCCTATCAGCGAGCGATGCTCCGCGCCGAGCAAGGCGTGCGCCCCGAACAGGCCCGGCTCCGTGGCCTCGCCGCGAACGCCACCGACCCGGACGAGCGTCGCCGCCTGCTCGCGGCCGCCGATGCCCTGCCGGGTCAGGCGCGCAGCCTGACCCGCGCCCAGCTCCGCGAGCGCTTCACCGAGGAGGGCGAGACGCTCGACGACGAGGTCGATATGGCGAGCTTCGAGCGCGACAACTGGTGGCGCTCCTCCTGGTCGCTGCGGCGCGAGTCGGCGATGCGTCAGACCCGCCGGCGCCTCCAGCGGCAGTACGGCGACAGCATCAGCGGGGAGGAGCTCGAGGACCGGGTCCAGAAGAGCGGCCAGGTCGCCCAATTCAACGAGCTCAACCGCGTCACCCAGTCCGTCCGCGAGGCGATGCTGGGGATGGGGCAGGCGGCGACCAGCGCGCTCGAGCAGATCATCCTGCGCGGCGGCAGCGCGAAGCAGGTGATGGCCTCGCTGCTGGCCACCATGGCCTCGGTCGGCCTGCGCTCGCTGGGCGGCGCGGCGGCGAGCTCGGCTTTCGAATGGCTCGGCGGCCGGATCTTTGGCGGCGGCGCCGGCGCGGCGGGCGGCGCGGTCAATGCCGCGGTCGCCAGCAGCGGGTGGACCTCGGCCGCCGGCGTCGCCTCGGTGGTGACCGGCGGCGGCATTTGGAACCAGGGGGGCGTTTTCCATGGCGGCGAGGTCGTGCCCTTCGCCGCCGGCGGCGTGGTGGACCGTCCGACCTACTTCCCGCTCTCGGGCGGCCGCACCGGCCTCATGGGCGAGGCCGGCGCCGAGGCCATCCTGCCGCTCCGCCGCGGCGCCGACGGGCGCCTCGGCGTTGCCGCCACCGGCGGCGGGGGCGGCATCGTCCAGAACATCACGGTGAACGCCGGCGGCGGCGGCGGTGGCGGTGGCGGCGGCGCCCCGTCGCCCGAATACCTGCGCCAGGTCTCCGAGGCGGTCCGCCGCGCCGCCCGCGAGGCCGCCGAGGACGCGATGGCCAACCAGATGCGCCTGGGCGGCATGCTCAACCCTGTGGGCGGAGGGTACTGATGCCGATCAACCTCTCCGGCTCCGGCTGGACCGCGGTCATCGCCGACGACTTCTCGGCCACCGTCACCGGGCAGGTACCGAACACCCTCTGGTCCTTCCCGGTCTTCAAGCCGCCGCGAAATCCAGACGTGAACCCAGATTTCGCCGAGGAGCCGGAGGTGCACGCCGTGCGCTTCGGCGACGGCTACAGCCAGCGGAGCCCCAAGGGTCTGCACCACATCGCCAAGGCGCTGCGGCTGCGCTGGGGGCTGCTCCCCACTGCCGAGGAGCAGGCGATCCGGACGTTCTTCCGCGAGCGCGCCGGCGTCAAGCCGTTCTGGTACGGCCTGCCCGGGAAGCGCATGTGGATCTGGCGCTGCACGCGCTGGTCGGGCGGGGAGCGCCTGTTCGAGGTCGACACGCTCTCGGCCGAGTTCGAGCGCGTCGTCGACATCGGGGCCTGACATGGGCAGCAAGCACCTCCGACAGGCTCAGAAGGCCGCCACCGACCCGCTCGTCGATCTCTACGCCCTCGACATCTCCCGCTATGGCGGCCCGGTCCTGCGGTGGACTCCCGGTCCCCTCGGCGGCGAGGGGCACAGCTTTCCCGGCGGTGGCGCCCCGGGAAAGGTCGTGTTCGCCGGGCAGACCTACGATCCCTTCCCGCTGATGATCGAGGGCATCACCTGGACGGTCCGCGGGGCCATGCCGCGCCCGCGGGTGACCGTGCCCGACATCGACAGCTACGCCACCCAGCTGCTGCGCGGCTACGGCAACCTCCTCGGCTGCCCGGTCTCGCGGATCCGGGTCTTTGCGACGAACCTCGACGGCGGGGCCGACCCCGACCCCACCAGCTTCTTCGGGCCCGAGGTCTGGTACGTCGACCGCATCGCGCGCCATCACCCGGGCCTTGATGTCGTGCTCGAGCTGGCGAACCCGCTCGACCTCCAGGGCAAGATGCTGCCTGGCCGCCAGGTGATCCGAGATGCCTGCACCCACGTCTACCGCAGGCACAACGGCACGAGCTTCACCCCGGGCACCTGCCCGTATGCCGGCAACTCCTACTGGAAGGCCGACGGCACGCCGACCCTCGTGCCTGGCGAGGACGCCTGCGGCAAGCGCCTGGCCGACTGCAAGCTCCGCTTCCCGGATGTGCCGCTGCCCACACGCGCCTTCCCGGGCGTCTCCAAGTACAGGACCTGACCGTGTTCCCAAGAGACGTGATGGAGGCCATCCGCGCCGACGCGGTGGCGAGGTTCCCGCACGAGTCCTGCGGACTGGTGATCGAGGGCGAGGGCTACGTGCCGCTGCCGAACGTCGCCGCCGATCCCGCGGCCGATTTCGACATGGGCGCCACCGGCGCAGCGTTCATCGCCGCCGGCGGCGTGCTCGCGCTCGTCCACAGCCACGTCAACGGCCGGGACCACCCCTCCGCCGAGGATGTCCGCCAGCAGATCGCCTCCGGGATTCCCTGGGGCCTCGTCGTGACGGACGGCGAGGGGGCGTCGGAACCGGTCTTCTGGGGGGACGGCATCCCCGAGGTGCCCCTGGTCGGCCGGCCGTTCCGCTGGGGGCCGACCGGCACCGACGGACGTGGCGACTGCTTCGCACTGGTGCGTGACTACTACCGCGCCCGCGGCCTGCTGCTGCCGGAGATCCCCCGCGACGGGGACTGGCAGCGGTACAGCCCGCGCCTCTACGCCGATGGGTGGCGAGCGCACGGCTTCCGCGAGGTGAACCTGACCGACCTCCCGCCGGGCGGCGCCATCCTGTTCACGGTGCGGAACCGGGGCCTGCCGAACCATGCCGGCATCTGGCTCGGCGACGGGAAGCTCCTGCACCACCAGCAGAATCGCCTGTCCTGCGAGGAATTCCTCTCCGACTGGCGCCGGAGCGCCGTGGTCTGCCTGCAGCCGCCGGAGGCCTGATGATCCAGAACATCCACCTGCATGGGGCGCTCGGACGGCGCTTCGGCCGCCTGCACGAGCTCGACGTCGCGACGCCGGCAGAGGCCGTCCAGGCGCTGAGCGTCCTGCGGCCGGGCTTCGCCGAGGCGATCCGCGAGGGCACCTGGCGCGTCGTGCGCGGTTCGCTGAAACGGGGACGGCGGCTGCGCGAAGCCGACCTCGGCATCAATCTCGGCGGCGAGATGCACATCCTGGCCGCGCCGCGCGGCAGCGGCGGCGGCAGCGGCCAGTCCACCGCGAAGGTCGTCATCGGCGTCGCGCTGATCGCGGCGGCGTTCTGGCTGGCGCCGGCTGTGGCCACCGGTCTCGCCGGTGGCGCCGCCGCGGCACCGGGCACCGTCGCGGGCACGGCCGGCCTCGGCGGATCGGCGTTCGGCAGCGCGATGCTGGGCGGCTGGGGGATCTCCGGCACGCAGGTGGCGATGTTCGGCGCTGCAATGGCCTTCGCGGGCGCCTCGCAGCTGCTCTCTCCCGTTCCGAAGCCCTCCAGTTTCAGCCCGCAGGACACGAAGGCCTCCTTCCTGTTCTCCGGCGCCCTGAACTCGCCTGACCAGGGCGTCCCCGTGCCGCTGGCCTTCGGCCGCTGCCGTGTCGGCGGCGTCCTCGTCAGCGTCTCGTACGACACCGAGGATGTGCCGGTATGAACGCGATCACCCCGATCGGTTCCGGCGGCGGTCCTTCCGCGCCGCCGAGGCCGTCGGAAGCGCCGAACACGCTCCGCGCGAAGCAGACGCTCCGCCTGCTATACCTCGTGTCGGAGGGCACCTGCCTCGGGCTGATCGACGGAGGGAAGTCGATCTTCATCGGCGACACGCCGCTGGTCGCCGCCGACGGCACCGCGAACTTCCAGGGTGTCCGCTGGGAGGTGCGCGACGGGTCGCCCGGGCAGGAGCCGATCTCCGGCATACCGCTGAACGTCAGCGCCCTCACCTCGGTCGGCCAGAAGGTGACCGTCTCCGGCGGGCCGGTTGTGCGGGTGGTAGACTGCACCGGGGCCGACCGGCTCAAGCTGACCGTGCAGGTCCCGGCGCTGTTCCGGGTGGACCAGGGCACCGGCGACCAGTCCGGTGCCATGGTCGAGTTCGCCTTCGAGTGGCGAGTGGCGGGCACCAGCGGCGCCTGGCTCCTGCTCGCCCAGGCCACCATCGAGGGGAAGTGCGTCGCCCCCTACGCCCGTCAGATCAGCGTCGCCGTGCCGAGCGCCGGGCAAATCGAGCTTCGCATGCGGCGGCTGTCGGGCGATTCTACCAGCCAGTACCACCAGACCGACATCTACTGGCAATCCTTCGCGACAGTCGTTGACCGGAAGCTGTCCTATCCCGGGTCGGCCATGGTCGCGCTCGAGGTCGACGCAGAGCAGTTCGGCTCCTCGACGGACAACGTCACGTTCGACTGGGGCGGGTTGTTCTGCTCGGTCCCCGTCAACTACGACCCGGAGACCGCGACATACACCGGCGGCGCCGGATCCTGGAACGGGGTCTTCAAGAAGGCCTACACCAGCAACCCCGCCTGGATCCTCTACACGCTGCTGACCGACCCGGATTGGGGTTGCGGCGCGCTGATGACCGGAACCTCGGTGGCCGGCTCGAAATGGCTCTTCCATTCGATCGCGCAGTACTGCGACGAACTGGTCCCCGACGGTTTTGGCGGCCAGGAGCGGCGCTACACCTTCAACACCTGGATCAACACCCGTGACGAGGCGATGCGGGTGGCCACCGCGATCGCGACCGCCTTCCGCGGGATGCTCTACTGGGGCGCCGGCGTCGTCGTTCCCGTCGCCGACCAGCCGCGGCCGGTGGTGAAGGACGTCAACCCGACCAACGTCCTCGACGGCATCTTCGAGTACGAGGGCTCGTCATTCCGCGCGCGGCATTCGGTCGTGAAGGTGCGGTGGCGCGATCCGGCGCTCGGGCACCGCGAGACGATCGAGGTCGTGGAGGATCCGGATCTCGTCGCCATCATCGGTGTGCGCGAGACCGAGTACGAGGCGTTCGGCTGCACCAGCCGCAGCCTCGCGCGGCGCCTCGGCCGATGGGTGCTCTACACCGAGAAGCACGAGACGACGCTGGTCCGCTACCGCGCTTCGCTCGACCATGCCGGGCTTCGCCCCGGCGAGGTCGTCGCCATCCAGGACCCGAGCCTCGCAGGGGCCGCGTTCAGCGGGCGCCTGCTTGCGGTCGATTCCGCCACCGCGGTGACGCTCGATCGCGAGGTCGAACTGTCGGCGGGGCAGACCTACCAGCTCCGGGTGGCCCTGCCCCAGGGGGGGCTGTCCTCGCTGATCCCGATCAGCAATACGCTGCCGGCGACGACGCGCACCCTCACCCTCGGCTCCGCCATGCCGGCCATGCCCGAGCCGGGCGCGGTGTGGACCATCGTCGCCTCGAATCTGGCGCCGACGACCTTCGCCGTGCTCGCGGTCGAAGAGGAGGCGCCGATGGTCTACGCCGTCACGGCGCTCCAGCACCATGCGGCGAAGTACGGTTTCGTGGACCAGGGGCTCGCGCTGACGGACGAGCCCTACACGATCTTCCGCGACTATGGCGCGGGGCTCGCGCCGCCGAGCAACCCGACCGCCGTCGAGTGGATCACTGGCACCGGCGCGACAACGCTCTGCCGGGTCGACTTCTCCTGGACCGCGCCGGTGAATGATCCTCGCGTCACCGGATTTGAGGCTCAGGCCCTGTCCGGCGGCGTGCTCAAGCAGGCGCTGGCCAGCCGGTCGGCAACCGTCACCTTCCTGGATCTCACGCCGGGGCCCTACACCTTCCAGGTGCGCGCCGTCGGCGCCGGCGGCCTGGTCTCCGCGTGGGTGGCGACAGACGAGATGGTCGTGGACGGCCTTGCCGACCCACCGGCCGGCCCGGCGGGGCTGGCTGCCCTCGGCGGGGTGCGGACCATCGCCATGCGCTGGAACGCCTCGGCGGACCGGCTTTACCGCGACACCGAGGTCTGGGCGTCCAGCACCTCGACCTTCTCGGCTGGCGCGATCGTCGGCCGGACCTCCGGCCGCGAGTTCATCCACACCGGGCTCAGCCCGAACGTGACGCGCCACTACTGGGTCCGGCACGTCAACACGCTAGGCCAGACCTCGGCCTGGGTCGGCCCCGTCAGCGCGACCACGAGCCTTCTGATCGCCGCCGACATCCAGGACGGAATCGTCAGCACCGCCAAGTTCGCGAGTTCCATCGCGCCGGTCGGGCTCGTCACCTCGGTCCCGACGAGCAAGGGGACCAACCCGGACGTCATCTTCAATCAGACGGATGGGCAGCTCTACCGCTGGAATGGCTCAAGTTACGTCCGCAGCGTTCCGGCTGCCGACATCGTGGGCGAACTCACCGACAGCCAGATCGCCTCGCTCGCCGCGGCGAAGCTCACCGGCCAGATCACCCAGACCCAGATCACCGACGGCGCGATCTCGACGCCGAAGCTCGCCGCCGGCGCGGTGGATGCTAACAAGATCGCGGCCGGCGCCATCACCACCGAGAAGCTCTCGGTCGGCAGCGCGAACGTCCTCTGGAACTCGTGCCTGACCCTCGACACGGCCGGCTGGTCGATCTCGGCCAGCATGGCGCCCGGTCGCAATCCCTCTCTCAGCGCGGCCAAGCAGACCTTCCCCGCCTGGGTGCCCCAGGACGTGGGCGGCGGCGCGATCGAGATCACGGTGCCGGCCGGCGCTACGGTCGCCACCAGCGAGTTCGCGTCGGCGGAGTGGGAGCGGGTGAGCGTGCTGCCGAGCACCCGCTACCACTTCTCGGCGCTCGTCGGGCCCCACCGCATCCGCGCCAGGGTGCAGATCAACTGGTTCGATGGCGCTGACAGCTACATCACCTCGACCTTCGGCAACGAGGTGACAGGCCCGAGCGGCGGCCTGTGGGACGACCAGTTCGGGCGATCCTCGATCATCACGACGAGCCCCGCGAATGCCCGGTTCGCGCGCCTGGTCATTGTCGGCATCGGGACCGGAACGCCGAACGCCTTCGCCAACTCCTACGTCTTCTTCACGAAGGCGATGTTCGGACAGGCGCCGTCGAATGCCACGGAGGCGCCCGTCTGGTCGCCGGGCGGTGTGACCGAAATCTCGGGCGGTATGGTGCGCGCCCGCACCCTCGCGGCCGACCGGCTGATGGCCAACTCGATCACCGCTGGCGAGCTCGCCGCCAACAGCGTGGTCGCCGGCAAGATCGCCGCTGGCGCTGTCAGCGCCGACCAGATCGCGGCGGGCGAGATCCGCGCCGTCCACATGGCCTCCGAGACGATCATCACCCAGGCGGCGCAGCTCGGGACCGCGGTGGTGGGCCAGGCGCAGATCGCCAGCGCCGCAATCACCAACGCGAAGATCGGCAACCTCGAAGTCGATACGCTCAAGATTGCGAATGGCGCGATCAGCGGCTTCATCGGCGCCTCGGCGGCCGTCAACGCAAGCGTCAACCGGAATCCGGGTGTCAGTTACGTCCACGCTTCGACGGTCGGGATATCCGTGTCGCTGGCGGGAGACGGCCGAGCCATGATCATCACGCGAAACTTCGGCGTGAAGATCAGCGGCGCCCCCGCCGTGGGCGGCGACGGCCCGGGTGACGGCGGCAGCGGGGAGTAGGGCATGGCGATTCCCGCGAATTTCGCGCAGCGCGTCGGCGTCGCGCTCATGCGCCAGAATGTGGCCAGCGGCGAGTGGTTCCTGGTGCGCTGGGTCGCCATGAACGCCACCGACGTGACGCTCGATGCCCCCGGTCCCGGCAACTACCGGTACGAGCTGTGGCTGGTCATCGGCGGCGATCAGCCGGAACTGCAGATCTCGTCGCTGGGGTGGGAGATCCACTCCGTCGTGGTGATGGAGACGAAGAGGTGAGCCTGATCCAGTTCGTCTGCGTCAATGCGGAGGGCCGGGTCGTTCAGGTCGGGACTTGCCGGCCCAGCGAACTCGAGCTGCAGGTGCCGCCCGCGGGCGGGCAGGTCATCGAGGTTCCCGAGGGGGTCGGCCCCGTCGGGCCGGTGGGCTGGCAGCTGGTGGATGGGGAACTGGTCCACGCGCCGGACCCGGTCCCGATCGCAGATCTGCGCCAGCAAGCGCTCCGCCGCATTGATAAGGCCGCGGAGTTGGCTCGCCTGCGCTTCCTGACGCCAGGCGAAGGGCAGAGCCTCGAGTACCGCGCGTCCGAGGAGGATGCGCGCCGCTATGTGGCCGCGGGGTGCCCGACGCCGCTCGCCCAGGCGACGTACCCGTTCCTCTGGGCGGAGGTCGCCGCGCAGGAGGCTGCTCTCGGGGCCTCGCCCTCTCCCGCCGCCGTCGCGGCGGAGGTGATCTCGCAGGCGGAGGCCTGGATTGCCGCAGGCGCGGAGATCAAGCGGTTGCGGCGGACGGCGAAGCTGGCGGTGGCGCAGGCCGGCACGCCCGCGGCGATTCAGGCGGCCGAAGTCGTCGAGTGGCCTGAACCGTAAAGGGGGATCCACATGATGGCAGGATGGGAGGCGCCCCTGCTCGGGGCGCTGCTGGGGATGCTCGTCGCCTTCGTGGGCGGGTACCGGGCGGCCGCGGGGCGGCTCTCCGCCCTGGAACGGGATGTCGCCACCCTCCGGCAGCAGGCGGTCTCCACCGAGAAGGCGGCCGCGCTGGAAACGCTCTCGCTGAAGCGGGACGTCGACGCGCTGCAGCACCGCCAGAAGGACTGCGTCACCGCCTACGAGCTCGAGCGGCGGTGGGAGACCTGGGCGGCCCGCAAGGACGAGCTGCGGCGCCGGATCGTCGCGGTGGAGACCCGGGTGTGGGGCTGGAACCTCGATGGGCTCCCGGCCCCGAGCCAGGTGCAGATCATGCGCAACGACGGGGAGGGGTGACATGGCCATCTGGGACAGGAAGGCCGCGCCCGCGGCCGCGGTCGCCATCATCCGGGCGACGGAGGGGCTGCACCTCACGCCCTACGACGACAATGGCAGCCGGCCCGGCGGGACCTGGACCATCGGGATCGGCGCGACGCGCGACCTGGCCGGACAGCCGGTGACGCCGCGGACGCCGCCGATCACGCAGGAGCAGGCCGAGCAGCTGCTGCGCCGCGACATGGGCTTCGCCGTGCGCGCGGTCGCGCGGACCTTCTCGGTGGAGCTGACGGAGGACCAGGCCGGGGCGCTGATCTCGCTGGCCTTCAACCTCGGCAGTTTCGCCGAGGCGGAGACGATGGTCAGCCTCGTGCAGACGGGGCAGTGGCAGCTCGCCGCCCAGCAGTTCCGCGCCTACCGGAACCAGGAGGGCAGGCCGGTGCTCGGGCTGCGCCGCCGGCGCTGGGTGGAGGCCTCGGTCTTCCTGAACGGCGCGGACGCGATCGCCGCCTGGGAGGAGGCCCAGCAGCGGATCCGGACGGTGGACGACTGGCCGCCGCTCGCCGGGGGCGGCGGTGCGCCGGCTCCCGTGCCGCCCAGGCCTGCCGCGCCGGCGGCGGCGCGGCCGGTCCCGCTGTCCGAGGCCGACCAGCTGAACCAGCGCGAGCTCGATCGCATCCGGGGGGGGCGAAGTCATGGATGAGCAGCTGAAGGCCGCGCTCGGCGCGGTGGCGCCGGCGGTGGCGACGGCGCTCGGCGGGCCGCTGGCGGGGGTGGCGGCGACGGTCCTCGGGCGGGTGCTGCTCGGCAAGCCGGAGAGCGCCGCCACGACGCTCCAGGAGGCGCAGGAGGCGGTGACGCGGGCGGTGGCGACGCCGGAGGGCCTGGCGAAGCTGCGGGAGGCGGAGGCGCGGCTGCTGGAGCTGGAGAGCCAGCTGACCATCCGCCTCGAGGAGGTCGCCGCCGGCGACCGGGCGAGCGCCCGGGCGCGGGAGATCGCGCTGCGGGACCGGACGCCGATGGTGCTGGCGGTGCTGGCGGTGACCGGTTTCTTCGGGATCCTCGGCTACATGCTCGTGGTCGGGGTGCCGCGGGGGATGCAGGGCAGCGAGGCGCTGATCCTGATGCTCGGGGCCCTGGGCACGATCGTGGCGCAGGTGTTCAACTACTACTTCGGGTCGAGCAGCGGCTCGAAGGAGAAGACGGCGGCGATCGCGGCGGCGGCGACGCGCCGGTAGCGGCCGGACGGGATCCTCGCGACCGCGGAGGCGACTCTCCCAGCCATCGTCAACCAGGTCGCGAGGTAGGGGCGGCGCGGCGTGACCCGGCGCCGGCCGCCCCGCCGAAATTCAGAAGGCCCGCCGGGCCCTGGGGGTCATCCCCTGGGGCCCGGCGGGCCTTTCTGCGTTCCGGGCAGGGCGAGCAGGCCAGGCTCGCTCAGCAGGAGGCCGTCGGGCTGGCGGCGGAGGGTGACCGGGGCGCCGCAGCACTCGCAGGTGAGGCTCTGCACCGGCAGGGTGGGGTCGTAGCGGCTGTCGCCGCGGCAGGTCCCGCAGGCGAAGACCGGCTGCCCGCTGGCGCGCTGCGCGGCGCGGAGCGCCTTCAGGCGGGCGAGAGTGCGGAGCCAGAGCTCGGCTGTCACCGCACGATCCCCTTCGCGCGCAGCACCGGCCCCAGCGCGTCCATCGCCTCGCGCCAGAGCCGGGCGTCGCCCTTCTGCGTCCGCACCTGCGGGTCGGGTGCCGTGCCGCGCTCGCCCCAGATGCGGAGGATCCGGGCGTGGCCGAGCTCGATGCGGCGCTGCCGGTAGAGCCGGTCGAGCGCCTTCACGACGTCGTCCGGCTCGCAGGGGCGGATGACGGTCGCGCTGTCCGCCCGCCGTTCGCCGTCGCGCCGCGCCGCGAGGCAGGCCATCGTCCAGAACCACGCCTCCTCGGCGGAGGGGAACGGCGAGGCCGACTCAGGCGGCATCGGCCGGCGCCGCCATCTGCTCGAGCTCGGCGACGCTGATCCGCCGGAAGGACCAGAGCTGCAGGTCCGGCCCGTTGAAGATCTGGCCGTGCTGCCGGACGAGCCGGTTCACGCGCTCGTCCGATCCGGGTCCGGAGGCGAGGCCGAGGATCTTCGGCGCCAGGCGGTAGCCGCCTGGGGGGATCACGTAGAGCCGGAGGGTGCCGGCCGCCTCGGCGCGCTGCAGGCCGATGCAGGCCCGGTAGGCGACGAGCGCGCAGGCGGGGTGCATGGGCAGGCCGTCGCTGACCAGCGGCATGCCCTCGAGGGTCGCCCCGGTGGTGGTGCAGATCCGCTCCGTGCCGAGGCGTTCGCAGCAGATCTGGCAGAGGTCGCCGGCGATGACCGCGCGCGCCCGGTCGCCGTGGATGATCTTGAACAGCGGCCGGCCCTGGCCGGGCAGGTTCGGGCCGTCGCTGGTGAACTTCAGGAGGCCGTGCGGCCCGCAGCGCCAGAGGACGACGCGGGGGTTCCGCTGCTCCTGCTCGACGGACCAGGCCGCGGTGATCGGGACGGGGATGGCGCCGTAGCGCTGGGGGGTGAGGTTCACGGGCTGGCCTTGCGCGCCTCGAGCGCGACGAGGACCGAGCGGACGATCGGGGCGTAGATCTGGGCGCGGCCGCGCAGCTTCTGGCCGTTGTCCTCGTCGGCGGCGATCATCTGCTCGGCGCCGCCGGCGCCCAGGCGGTCGCGGTAGACGGCCTCGGCGAGGTCGGCGACGAGGGTCTCGTCGGGGCGGAATTCGGGCGGGCGCGGTGACATGCGGGGCTCTCCTGGGTGGGGCCGGACGATGCCACATCGTTTTGTGATACTCAAAGGGTAGCCGTGTATTTTCCACGACCGGACGTGGTCGGTCGGCGCGGTGCTGGCGCTGGCCGCGGCGGCGTGGAAGGGTGGCGGAACAGCGAGAGCGATGCGGCGTTGGGACGAGGCGGGTCACCCCTGCCCCGCGAGGGGGCCGGCCTATACGCCGCCTAATTTTGATTATGGAAACCCGGCGCGCCTTCGCCGCGCGCCCGATCCCGCGCCCCTACGTGCAGTTGGTCACGCCCGCGCCCCCGAAGCTCCTTCCCGAGCCTTCTTTTCTCTCACTGGGCTTAATGGGCGCACGCGATTGCGCACCCCCCAGCGAGAACGCTGATCGCGCGGGCTTCTTCCACCACGGCTTCGGGTCGGGCGGCAGCACGACCGGCTTCGGCGGCTGCCACGGCAGCGGCGCCGGCCGCGCGTCGATGCGGCGCTGCTCCTCCATCTTCGCCCGCCGCGACGGCGGCTCGACGCGCTCGCGGATGAGGATCGTCGTCTGGCCCGACCGCGGGTCGGTCATCCAGTGGATGTAGCCGAAGTCGACGAGCTCGGCCCGCCAGTTCCGGATCGTGTTGACGCAGCGGCCGAACAGCGTGGCGAGGCTCCTGGTGTAGGTCACGAGGCGCCGCGAGCCGCCCGCGAGCTTGCGCAGGCCGAGCAGCAGGCGCAGCGGACCAGGTCGGAGATCCCCCAGCGGCTCGGCGCTGAGGGTCAGCACGATTCCATCTGCGAGCCGTGTCATGCAGCTCGCCAGCCCAGGCGTCAGGACGCAGATCCCCGCCCCCAATTCGGCTTGCGAATTGGGCTGGGTGCGCCTAGCATCGGGATTGCCACGTCGCCGACGCTATGCGTTAGCAGGGGTTAGGGTCAGCTCTGGTTCGCCGGGGCTGGCCCTTTCCTTTTTCGACTCCACGGGATTGTGGCGCCGCGCCGAGCATGTCGGCCGCCTCCGCGAAACGCAACGCCTTATCCGAAAACCGCTTCCGGCGGCCTCATGGTACAGTGGTACATTCGTACCATGGTACGCCGCTGCAGGGATGCGTCCCCGGCCCCGCACATGCGATCGGATGGCGGTGCGAGCGGCCAGTCGGACGGCGAAGGCTTGGCACGCAGCCCGCATTGAACCTGCGAAAGAACCGGTGTGGCAGCGGACATTCGTGCATGCACCGCGACGTTCACGCGGGTGCAGGTTCAATGCGGGGTGCCCTGCGAGGTGCGGTGCCGGGCGCGCTTGCTCCCCCTCCCCTGCCCCACCCCGCGCAGCCCAGCCGCCGCAGCATAACCGCCTATGGCGCCGCCTTTGGTACACTGATACGCATGTACCTCGGTACGACCCCACAGGAGGAGGAACATGCGGTGCGCGTGATCACCATGGCTTCGCGCAAGGGCGGAGCCGGGAAAACCACCATCGCCAGCCACCTGGCGGTGGAGGCGGTGCGGTGCGGACAGGGGCCGGTCGCCCTCATCGACACCGACGACATGGTCGGCCTGACGAAGTGGTGGCAGGCCCGCGCGGCCGAGACCCCCGTCCTCGTCGAGCTCGAGGGCGGCGTCGAGAAGACCCTCGCGGCGCTGCGGCAGCAGGGCTTCCGGCTGGTGTTCATCGACACCCCCCCTGCCCTCACCCAGCACGCCACCGACGCGGTCCTGCACGCCGACCTGGTGCTGGTCCCGGTGCAGCCCTCCCCCGACGACCTCCGCGCCGTCGGCGGCACCGTCAGCCTCGCGAACACGGCCAAGCGGAAGTTCGTCTTCGTGCTGAACCGCGTGAAGAAGCGGGTCCGGCTGACGACCGAAGCCGCCGTCGCCCTCTCCCAGTACGGCCCGATCGCGCCCCCTCACCTCGGCGACCGGACCGACTACGCCGGCGCGAAGACCGGCGGCCTGACGGCGCCCGAGGTGGACCCGGCCGGCCCGGCCGCCGGCGAGGTCGCCGCCCTCTGGACCTACGTCGAGGCCAACCTCGGCCTGAAGCGGGCAGGGGAGGCGGCCTGATGGCGAAGCAGCCCCTGCGACCGCTCTCCACGATCAACATCATGGAGGAGCCGCCGGCGCCCAGCGTCACGGAGCCGGAGAGGCCGCAGCTCCCGGCGGTCACGCCGCGGGTCGTCGAGGACGAGGCGGCGCCGCCGCCGGAGCCGCGGCGGCAGATGAACTACCGGCCGACCGTCAGCACCGCCGAACGCCTCCGCCTGATCGGCTTCCGCCAGCGGCGGCCGGTGCAGGAGCTGATCGACGAGGCGGTCATGCTCTGGCTCGCGAACCAGAAGTAGGGGAGGGGGGACCGGCGCAACGCAGCTCTGCCTGCGCCGGGCACCACTCCCGGAAGCAGCCGATCAGCACGCCGCAGCCGGGGCCGCACGGGCCGTCGAAGCTCGGATCGCTCAGGGCCTCCCTGAGCAGGGCGAGGTAGGCGGGCCGGGGGCCGGCCGCGACCTTGCGCATGAAGGCCGGGGCCTCCTCCAGCGAGCGGCGCCAGCCGAGAGTGGTCATCCGAAGGGCTCCGGCGGTCGGGCGGGGCCAGCAGTGTAGAGCTCGCGCAGCGGCAGCGCGTCCAGCTCCGCCCAGATGGCGGCCTCCCCGAGGTAGCTGTCGGCGACCCCGCGCTCGCTGGTCGTCGAGACCCAGCGGTAGCCGGGCATGTCCTGGCGCCGCAACAGCAGCAGGGACGGCCAGTTCCGGCCGGGGATGCCCGCCTCGAGGTGCTGGGGCACCAGCACGATGAACCAGCGGCCGTCCTGCGGCGCGCTGGTGAACGGGGCCCAGGGCGCCGGCGGCCGGTCGCGCAGCCCCGCCGGGTGCAGGTCCTCGAGCGGCAGGGCCTCCAGCGGCGCCCAGAGGCCGCCCGCCATCCGGTCGGCCAGCGAGCAGACCCCCGGCATCATCCAGAAGCCGGGGCCGACGCGCTCCCCGCACCAGGCGCGCTGCAGGACGGCCAGATGGGGGGTCGCCCGGGCCCAGCCCTGGCCGATCCGGACGTTGGGCTGCAGGAGCAGGAACGGCCTGCCGTCCCGCGGTGCCGTCGACATCGAGCGCCAGGCGGTCATGACACCAACCGGCCGCCCGGCAGGAGGCGGCACCTTATCGACTCGATGAGACGTTCGCGCTCCTGGCCGCTCAGCGAGGTCGCGACGACGATTGCGGTGAAGCTCCACCCGGTCAGGGCGGCCCCGGCGGCCCGGACCATAACGCCGGGCGGCACCGCGCGCTCCAGCATGGCTGCCAGCATTGCGTTGTCCACGACGATCAGAAGCCGTCGCTGCTGCTCGGCCATCGGTGCGGTCATGGGAGGTCCCCGAACTTCGCGCGGAGCCGCCGGTAGTCGGCCAGCTCGCGCTGGTGGCGCTTCATGAAGGCCCGGTAGGCCTCGACCTGCTGGCGCTGGCCGTCCCGCAGGTCGGCCACGCGGTTGAAGCCGATCCCGACGAAGGCGACGGCGTTCAGCTCCTCCGGCCGGCACTCGCGCGTCACGGCGGGCTTCGCCCCCGACTGCCAGCCGGTGAGGATCACCACCGTCTCCGCGGTGTCCACGCCGGTCGGCCGGTAATCCACCTGGATGCCGGAGATCGGCCCGTGGTCGTAGATCCAGCAGGCGAGGTCGGACGGCTTCGGGGGGGCGCGCTCGTCGCTCATGGCGCCCCCGGCGGCGCGGCGGCGGCCAGGGCGAGCACGCACCGCCGCGCCACGTCCTCCGCCTCCATCTGGCAACCGTCGCAGCTGCCCTGCTCGGCCTTCAACGGCCGCACGCACGCCGGCCCGATGCAGACCGCGGGCGCGATGATCGGCTTCAGCAGCGCCACCTGACGCTGCTGCTCGTCGGTCAGCTCGGGCATCGCGCCGCCTCCGCCTCGATCGCCGCCTTCCCCGCGTCCGTGAGCACCCACCAGATCGGCGGCTCGCGGGCGGCGCAGATCTTCACCGCCACCAGGCCGGCCGCCTCGAAGGGCTGCATGAGGGCGCGCGCCTGGTGGGAGTAGGCGACCGGCGAGCGCATCCACTCGCCGAAGCTGATCCCGAGGACCTCGTGCTCGTCCATGGCGCCGTGGCTGCCGCGCGCCACGGCGCGCCTCAGGGTGGCGATGTCGACCGGCTCGCTCACCGCCCACCTCCGAACAGGTCGTCGTATCCCCGCCCGTTGTGGTTGGGCGGGCCGTTCACCTCGCCCAGCAGCTCCGCCCCGAAGCGGCACCAGACGGCGTGCAGGGTCCGCAGGTCCACGCCGGCCTCGCGGCACGCCTTCATGGCCCGGCCGAGCTCCGCCTCGGCGATGCCGACGTCTCGGAGGTGCGCCTTAGGCCCTGGGGCTTCGGGCATGCGCCCCTCCGAAGGGATTCTGGATCGGATCGTCACGCGGCCACGGGGGGAGCGGCACCGACGATGCCGTCCGCAGCCGCTGGTTCTCCGCCTGCAGCTGGGCGACCTGCTGCTGCAGGTCCTGCACCCTGGTGCGGTTCAGCCGCATGACCAGCCAGCCGCCGCCGATGACGCCGAGCGCGAAGAGCAGGTCGGCGACGAAGCTCAGGACGGTGCTGGCGAAGTCCACCAGCACCCCCATCCCGAGCATGACGGCAATCAGGCCGAGGATGGCCTTCTCCCTCATGCCAGCCCGACCTCGCGCAGGTCGATGCCGAGGGTCTGCGCGCAGCGCTGCAGGAAGGCCCGCTCCGCCGGCTCGATCTCGCCGTCGGCCTTCGCCGCCGCGATGCCGAGGCGCATGACGACCACGCGCTTCTCCATCGGCGCCGCCTTGATGTCCTCGAGCTCCTTCAGGCAGGCGTCGAGGCCGAGGTCGGTGTCCAGTGCGAACTGCCCGGACAGCTGGGAGAACTTGCCCGTCAGCACCCCAAGTTCGAACTGGGACATGATCGGGTGGGAGCGCCAGGCCTGCGTCATCTTGGCCTTCTCGCCCTCCTCCAGCTCGCCGTCGGCGAAGGCGACGCCGGTCATCACCGCGACCACCGCCTCGGCGGTCTGCTTGTCGCGGTACCTCGCCGCCTCGGCGCCGAGGCCGGCCAGCTTCTCCTTCAAAAGTCCGAACATGCTGCTCTCCATGTGAAGCCGGCCTGACCCGGGCCGGCGCGGGGTCAGCCCCGGGTCGGGGGGGCGGATGCGGTCGGCTCGGCCGCGTCCAGCGGCGCGGCCAGCGTCTCGTAGGCGGCGTTTCCGGGCCCGATGCCCGGCCGCATGGCGGCCTCCGCCCCCAACAGCTGGGCGTGCCAGTTCGCCAGCGCGGCGGCCGTGCTGATGGTGTGGTGGAGCGCCTTCTCCCGGTCGCCGGCCATGGCGGCCGCCAGCGCCTTCCCGCCGAGGTAGCCGAGCAGCCAGAACCAGTCCTGCGGGTCCTTCCCGGCGTCGTGGGCGGCGCCCCAGCGCTCCCGCTGGTGAACCGCCTCGCGCACCACGCCGGCGGCGAAGTCGTTCAGTTCCGGGCTGTGGACCTGATCCCACAGCCGCTCGCAGAGGTCCGTCAGGTGCTTGAAGATGCTGGTGCCGAGCGTAGCGCCGGTCTTCTGGGCAACGCGCTGGGCGCGCTCGATGTCGCTCAGCCAGAACTCGATCGTGGCCTCGGCCCGCTCGGCCCGCCGCTTCCAGGCGGCGAGCTCGGCCTCGGGGGAAGCCTCGTTCTGCTCGGTCATGCCTCACTCCTCGTCGTAGCGGACAGGGTGAATGCGCCCGCCCTGCCGGCGGGGATCGTTCATCAGCTCGCGCTCGAGCTGCTCCTCCCGCGCCCAGCGCTCGCGCGCCTGTTCGAGCGTTTCGCCCTTCAGCACGCGCTGGCGCCTCACCTGGACGCCGCCGGCGAAGCACGCTTGGTGCCCGGTCATGTAGCGGTCGGCCGTAAGCGCGGCCCGCAGCTTCTCCACGGTGTCGAGCGGGGGCTTCTGGCGCGACACGATCAGGCCTCCCTTCGCCTTCTCGCGCTCCCGGAGCGCCGCGATCATGCGCAGCTTCTCCTCGTCGCCGCGGAGCCGCGCGACGTGCTCCACCGGGCCGTAGCGGTCGGTGAGGATGGCGCCGGCCTTCAGGGCCAGCGCCTTCTTCGACATCGCGATGTCGTAGTGCTTCCAGGAGGCCTTCGGCGGCTGCTGGAACCACTGCCGCGCTACGCCGATCCGGTCGGCCATCGCGTGCAGCTCCTCGTCGGAGTCCGCCCACATGTGGCACATGATCATCCGCCCGAACGGCAGCCGGACGTCGTCGACGTAGACGGCCATCAGGCCACCTTGTCCTGGCGGAGCGGGATCGCCGGCCGGCTCACCTGCACGATTCGATCCACCGCCCAGTGCGGCAGCTTCACGATCAGCTCGCCGGAGGCGACCTCGTACGAGACCGTCTGTGCGGGCTTGTCGTCCTGCTCCACGTCGAGCAGCGGCACGAAGACGTGGCACATCTCGGCCTTCGCCGACTGGCGCCAGTGGACGGCGCGGGCGCCGTGGTCCTTCGGCTTCGCCACCAGCAGCCGCAGCTTCCCGGCGATGCGGTCGCGCTGCGCCACCACCTTGTCGCCGCGACTCAGGCCCATGGCCCTCGCGACGCCGGAGCCGATCTGCACCCGCAGCTGCCGAGACGCGCCCTTGCCGCCCGGCAGCTTCCACGAGACGGTAACGCCGCTGCCGCGCAGCGGGATGGTCTCCCAGGTCATGTCAGCGCGCCTCCGGCCAGAGCAGGCGCCGCACCTCGTCGAAACGCTCCTGGACCCAGGCCACGACCTGCGCCTTCACCTCCTCCTCGGTGTCGGCCTCGAACTCCGCCTCGCGCCAGGTGAGGTATTCGTCCATCACCCAGGGCTCGCTCGGCTGGCCGAAGGGCAGGATGATGGAGGCCTTGGCGCTCGGCCGGCGGCCGTAGGGAAGCGATCCGACCTGCTTGGTCGACGTGTCGAAGGTCATGCTCCCGCCGCCGCCCGGGCCGGGCCAGAAGCGGCAGGAGATGGCGAGGAGGGGACCGTCGTAGTCCTGCTTGCCCTGGCAGTCCGGCGTCCACATCGCCGAGGGGGTCATCTGCGTGGTGTCGCTCACCGGAACACTCCCTTCTCGAACGCCGCGTCGCGCCACGCCTGGGCACGCTCCCGCAGGTCCTCCAGCTGCGTCTCGTCCTCGCAGGACCAGGCCACGGCGACGACGACCAGGGGCGGCTCGCCGTCCTCGGCGGGCACGATGCGGGCCTCGCTCACGGCGGCGCCGGGGGGGATCTTCGCGCGATCGCGCGGCTTCACGGCCACGTCGTAGCCGCCGCCGATCAGCGGCGTGGTGACGGCCTCCCAGTCCTCGCCGCAGAGGACGGTGGCGATCTCGCTGATGTGCCGGCTGCCGTCCGAGGCCCGCCAGGCATCCAGGATGCGCGCCTCGAGCGCGGCGGCCGCGGCGCGCTCCGGGGGGAGGGCGAGGGTCATGCCGGCCGCCCAGGCTTCGCCGTGGCCGCGTGCTGGTCCAGCCACGCCTTCAGCGCGCTCTCGGCGTAGTAGACGCGCCGCGAGAGCGTGAAGAACGGCGGCCCTTCGCGGGCGATCGCGAGCTTCTCCAGCCGCTCGCGCGTCATCACGGTCAGCCCGCGCTGCTGGAACCACTCGGCCGCCTGGTCGCGGGTCAGGTAGACCTCGTCAGCCATCGGCGCCGTCCTCGTTCGGCAGCAGGTCGCGCCACTCCACCGGGCGGCAGGGGCTGCCGTCGGGCGCCGGGCCCGGGCACCACATCTCCCCCTTCTCGGTGATCACCCACCGGTCGTCGGGACGCGCCACCGGCTCGAACAGCAGCCCGCGGGCGGTCCGGAAGAAGCACCGGTAGATGCGCGCGGCGTCCTCACCCACGCCGACGTCGCCGGCCAGCTGCAGCAGGTAGGTCAGCTGGTTCTGTGCCCGCCCGCCGGCGCCGTCCGGCGACCAGAACGCGTGCAGCCGTCCGGCCGAGAGCATGAAGATCACGCTCCGCGCGCTCACCGCCGCCGCGTGATAGGCCTGAACCAGCCGCAGCAGCTCGCCGCGGGAGAGGTTGTCGAAGGGCGTCTGCCCCCAGCGCAGGTCCTTCGCCGGGATGAAGCGCTCGCGCGGCGGCAGGCCGTGCGGCGGCGGCCAGGGCGTCTCGTCAGCCATGGCGGGCGTGCGGCTTCAGGCGGCGGAGGAGGGCGGCGACCGCGCGAAGGCTGGCCCCGTCGGCGTGCGGCAGCCAGTCGGGGAAGTCGAGCTGCCGCGCCGCGAGCTCCAGGTCCGCGGCGCCGACGTCGCCCATGATGTCGGCGCCGGCGTCGAGCAGGCGCGCGGCCTGCTCGAGCTCGCCTGCGGCGACGTCGCGGAGGATGGCGGTCGTCTCGGTGCCGCGGCTGGGCGGCACCGAGACGACCTGGCGGGGCTGCAACATCAGGTCTCCTGGGCCCCCACGAAGACCGGCAGCTCCGTCTCGTCCCGAACCTTCTGGACCGCCTCGTTGAAGGCGTTCTCGAAGTAGAGCTCGGGGCGGTGCCGCAGGATCGCCCAGGTGACCCGGCCGCCGTTCAGGCGGTACCGGAGCCGGACCGGGATCCGGTACATGGCGCCCGCCTCGAACACCGGCAGCGCCAGCAGGAACATGTTGGGCACCTTGAACTGCTGCCCGGTCTGGTCCTGGTGCTCGGTCTCGTAGACCAGCTGCACCTCGCCGGTGCTGAGGTTCGTCGCGGTCTTGACCTTCGAGTGCTCGGTCACCTGCAGGCCGCGGGAGAGCTCCAGGAGCTTGGTCGGGCCGGCCAGCGTGCCGCCGAGGACCTTCACCAGCTCGGCGAGCTTCCGGTCGCCCTCGTCCATGTCGTCGCCGCCGGGCGGCGGCAGGATGTCGGTGATCCGGTCCTCGAGCAGCTGCGCGAACTCGGCCTAGCCCATGTAGCCCTTGGCCTCCGCCTGGACCCAGGCATTCCAGGTCTTCGACAGGGGGAAGGCGTAGGTGCCGCGGTGGTCGCCGTAGCCGGCGTGCCAGCCGCTGTCGTACTCCTCGTGGTCCGCGTTCGGGTCGTGGTAGTTGATCACCGCGGTGACGGACGGCGACTGCATGTTGTTGTTCGCGAAGATGACGCTCGGGGCGAGCTTCTGGCGGTTGACCCAGGCGATGAACGAGGCGAGGTCGAAGAACTTCGCGGTGCCCTTCGGGCGCTCCGGCCGCGTCCGGTACTCGTCCATCAGCGCCTTGACGCTGTTCGCTTCGAGGCCCGTCGGCAGGACGAGGACGGGGCGCTCGTGGCCCCGGTGATCGTCGAACGTCTTGATCGTCGGCTGGAACAGCCGCTCGACGAGCGCGGCGACGTCGGCCGCGGTGCTGTTGGGCTTGGTGGTCTCGGGCATCTGCTGGTCCTCAGCCGGTGAGAGTGCGGATCTGCTTGGCGTCGCCGCTGACGTCGCGGAGGTTCAGCTCCGGCTGGCGCGGGTCGGTGCGGGAGAGGTTCCCCTCCGGCGTCACGTGCAGCAGCGTGCGGCCGCGGCGGAGGGCAGGGGTCTTCACCTTGTAGGAGCCGGTGATCTCGACGAGCCCGCGGTCGAGCAGGACGTTCAGCTCCAGGGTGATCTTCCCCTTCGCCTTGCCGCCGTTCATCTCGACCTGGCCGAGCTTCTCGATGAGGTCGCGGGTCTCGTCGGAGAGGTCGGTGACCAGTTGGCCGTCCTCGGCCGCCTGGAGGACCTGCGTGAACGAGCGCAGGATCGGTGCTTCGGGCATCTGACCTCTCAGAGCAGGGTGTTGGCGGGGGCCGGCGCCGGGGCGAACCAGGCCGGGAGCTCGAGGAACAGCTGGCCGCCGAAGCTCCGGTGCTGCACGACGACCGGGGCGAACGGCCCGTCCGTGAGCTGGTGGGCGCGGAAGGTCTTCATGGGCCAGCGCAGGCGGGCGTGGCCCTTGCCGCTGCCGTAGCTGGAGAGGACGCGGCCCTGCCCGGCGGAGGCCGCGCGGAGCAGGACCTTCCCGGCGTCGACGCCGGTGCCCTCCGAGAGCATCACGGAGGTCTGCAGGGTCAGGCCGACCGCTCCGAGCACCAGGGCGCCGATGCGGATGTCGAGGTGCGTCCGCCCCTCGATCTCGCCGCGATCGCCGCAGGCGGCGATCACCACGTTGTCGGGCCGGCTCAGCCGGGCATAGCCGGCGCCATCCGGCACGAGGTCGTCAAACGGCACCCCTACGCCTCCACTCGCTGCTGCGGGTGTCCGGAGGGAACCACGACGCGCGGGGGAAATCAACAAGACTTTGTGTTTTACACGCCGGAAAATGCGAACGGCGGCGCCCCCGTGGCCAGGGGCGCCGCCGTTGCCGCCGCGGCCGAGTCAGGCCTTGGCGCGGGACCGCGAGGTCGTCTTCGCCTTCGCCGTGGAGGCGCGGGCCGGGGCCTTCGTGGGGGCCTTGGCCGTCGCCTTCGCGGGCGCCTTCGCCTTCGTGGCGGCGGCGGGGGTCTTCGACTTCGTCGCGGTGCGGGTGGCCGGCATCGCCGTGCCTCCAGGGGGCATGATGGGACAGGGCTGGCGCGGCCCCCGGCGCGCCGCGGCCCATCTCAGAGCAGCGGCGGCGTCGGCGCCTGCAGCGCGCCCTCCCGGCGGAGCCACAGCAGGACCTCGCGGCAGGCTTGGCAGTCCGCCGCGGCGCTGTGCGCGTTCTCCAGTTGCCGCTCGGTCGCCAGCGCGTAAAGCTCCGCGAGGCTCGCGCCGCTGCCTGCCGCCTTCGCCAGCGGGCGCCCGGATTGCATGGTGCAGATCCGGGTGACCGGCCAGGGCGGCTCGCCGACACGCAGCTGGGCGTACACCATCTCGATGACCCGCAGGTCGAACTCAAGGTTGTGCGCCGCAACCTCGTCGGCCGCGTCGAGCAGCGTGTTGAAGATCGAGAGCGCCGCCTTGGCCTGCACGCCCTCCCGCTCGGCCCGCTGGATGGTGATGCCGTGGGCGCGCAACGCGCCCACGGCCACCTGGCGGCCAGGCAGGTACGGCTTGATCAGCACCGAGATGGCGCCGACCAGCCGCGCGTCGTCCCAGAGCTGGGCGCCGAGCTCCAGCAGGATGGGCTGGCTCGGGTGGGTGGCCGGGTAGTTCTGGCTCGGCCAGCCCGAGGTCTCGGTGTCGAAGATGAGGGTCTTCATGGGAGGGTCACATAGTGTTGTGTTGGCTATTCGGATTGGCGTGTAGAATGAGCATCGCGCCGGAACCACTCGGTCGTGTGGAAACGGTGACAGGTCGCGCAGACCTGCACCCGGTTGCCGGGCTCCGCCTTCCCGCCAGCCCGGAGGGGCTTGAGGTGCATGGTCTGCAACACCTCCCGCTCGAAGGTGCCGAGGCAGATGTCGCATCGGAGCATGCTCTCCGTTGGTCGTGGCTGCCCCTTCTGGGCCAGCATCCGGGCGCGCAGCACCTCGAAGGAGTAGCCGCGCCCGGCTCGGTTCACCTGCTTCACCAGCCCGTTCAGGGTCTCCGTCCGGGCGTTGGTGATGCGGTGGTCCCAATAGGCGAACACTGCCCCGCGCCAGTTCTTGACGGCGGTCAGCAGCGGCTTGAACGCCTTGGCCGTGTCCGGCGGCAGCGCCGCCGCCCATGCGTCGTAGGCCGCCTCGGCCTCCTCGCGGGTGGTGATGGACCACAGGTCGTAGAACGCCTCCTTGGCGTCGTAGGCTGCCTTGAGCGCGGGCGGGGCATTGGCCAGCCAGCCGGACAGGGCCAGTTCGCCGCGCGCCTTGAGGGACGCGCGGCGGGCCAGCAGGAGGTAGCGGCCCCGCTTGGACAGGCGCCGGGCGTTGGGGCTGAGGTCGCGCTGGATGGCCTTGCGGACGCCCTCCAAGGCATCGGACGCCATCCGCTGGACGTGCCACTTGTCCACCACCACGGCGGCCTGCGGCAGCAGCATGGCCACCACGTCGAAGTAGGGCCGGTGCATGTCGATGGTCACCACCTTCACCCGGTCCTTGCCGGGCAGGCGGGACACCCAGCGGGCCACGGTGGCCTTGTCGCGCTCGGCCAGCATGTCGATCAGCAGCCCCTGCTCAGCGTCCGTCAGGACGGCGCGGGCGCGCTTCATAATGTGGACCTCGTCAATGCCGAGGACGCGGGGCGCGGAGGGCCGATGGGCAGCGTCGAGGGCGGCGATGCGGTCGGCGCAGATGAGCCGGACCGTCTTCTCGTCAATGCCGATGTCGTCCGCGACCTGCGTGAAGGGCCGCTTGAGACCCTGTTCCTCGATGTATTCCCGGCATCGCACCGTCATTCGGCGCCCCTCCTCCATGTCCGGGAGAGGCTGGAGGAAGGTGCTGGCGCAGGCCCGGCAGCGGTAGCGGCGCCGCTCCACGCGGATGACGACCTGCCTGCCCCGGATGGGGGCGTCCCGGTAGTCCACCACCTTGGACCCGTGGCGGTAGAGTTGTCCGACCACCCCGCACTTGGCGCAGGTGTCCGGCTCCGGGTCGTAGGACGCCTCGGCGGTGAACAGGTCGGTTCCGGGGTGGACCGCGTTCACGGTCCACCCCGGCAGGTAGAGGAAGTTGGCCATGTGGCCAACCTAGACGGCATTGGCGGCCTCCGGCAGCAGCGCGCTAAGGGCGGCCACGATGCGCTGTGCATGAGCGGGCTCCACCTTTCCGGCTTCCACGTCCCGCAGTGCGCGGTCGTATCCGGCCTGCTCAGCGTCCCTTGCATGCTCCCCGATCTGAGCTTGCACGCGGCGAAGCTGCTTCATGGCCTCGCCGTTCTCTGCGTGAAGGTCGCCGACCAGCCGCGCCAAGTTCTCCTCGGCCGCCCGAAGCGCCTTGACCAAACCGCGCTCCTCCCCCGCCTTGATGCGGCAGGCCGGATCACACGAGCAGTCGAAGCCGAAATGGTCGCGCGCCTCGTCTTCGGTGACGAAGACCTCGTCGCAGTGGAAGCAGCGCCACCGTCGCGGGTTGCCAGCGCTTCGCAGCCGCGTTCGCTCCGCCCGAGCGCCCGCCGCCTCAGCATCGGCCAGCATGCGTTCCGCGACCGTCGCGCGCTTGGAAAGAGACCGAAGGGCGGCGGCGGCGGCGGCCAGCGTGCCGTCCACGAAGTCATGAGGCATCTCATACCTGACGCGCCCGTCGCTCAGGTCCGCGCATTCCGCCGCCAGCCGCTCCACCGTCTCCGGGCTCAAGTCAACGTCGCTCATAGCCATCCCTTTCCACACGGAAATCCGACTTATGGATACGATGCCGACACGCTCCTTTCAACACGGAAATCCGAATGGCCGTTGTGTTTCGCGCCCGTCCGCAAGCGGTGGGTCAGTCGGTGATCGTCTGCACCGCGATGGACTCCTCGAACTCCCCCGCCGTCCGCTCCTTCGCGCGGCGGAACGCCTCGTCGCTGACGTCGCGCCAGAGATCCGCGTTCGGCTCGCCGGTCAGGAACTCCCGGCGGATCCTGCAGGCCGTGCCGGCCGCCTTGTCGAGCAGCCCGTGCACGCAGACCGTCAGCGCCTGGGTCGTGTCGAGGCCGGTCGCCTTCAGCAGCGGGATCGTCTCCAGGATCAGGCGATTGAGCTGCCGGTCGAAGTCCTGGCGCAGCGCATAGGCCGCCTCCGGCGGCTGGAATGGAGCGTCCTTCTTCTCCATCACCGCGCCCCCCGCACGGCCTGGATCGGCTCGCAGCGGACATGCGCCACCGCCCGCCCCGTCGTCTCGAGGTGATAGGCCTGCACCGGCGCCAGCGCGCGGCAGGCCTCCAGGCTCTCCACCGGCACGCTGACGGGCATCGCCCGCGGGTCGGTGAGGAACAGCACCAACAGCCAGGTTCGCATTCGATCTCCCTCAGGCCGCTTCCCGGGCGGCCGGCCGCATCCAGGTCACCGCCATCAGCGCGCGGCGGCACCACTCCACGTCGAACAGGCCGATGTGGCAGAGCTCGGGAGGCAGCCCGAGCAGCTGCGCCAGCTCGCGATAGGCCTCGGAGCGGTCCACGCCCTCCGACTGCCAGAGCGGGTCGAAGGCGGCGTGCACCGAGCGCCGCCAGCCGCGCACCTCCTGGGTCGCCAGCGTGCCCAGCGGGCGGATCGTGCCCGGGTGGCAGCCGATCGCCGCGTCGCAGGGCCGGCAGACCCAGAACTGCTTCTCGGCCAGCTTGCCGCGCCGGTAGAGCTCGTCGCCGCGCAGCAGGATGGCGACGTGCCCGCAGCTGCAGATCGGCCGGCGGCCGTAGAACTTCGGGGGCGCGGGGAGGGGGTGGTCAGTCACGGAACACCTGGAACATCTGCACAATGCAGGTGAGCGCCAGGAAGACCGCGCAGCCGGCGATCGCCGCCGACAGGACGGCATAACCCTCAGCGAAGGCCGCCACGGCGGCGCTCGTCGAGAGTGACGCCCAAACTGCGAGCAGGAACGCGCGGCGGACGGTGGGGTCCTTAGGCATCGGCCGGCATCTCCCGCCACTCGCGGCCGTCGAGCTCGGCGCCCGCGCGCCACTTCCGGACCCGCCGCATGGCGACGCCCTGGCCTTCCAGCTCGCCCACCGACAGGTCGGGCGCGACCACCGCCCGCCGGCCGTCCTCGGCGACGATGACGTCGCCGGCGGCGATCATCTGCCCGATGCCGTCCGGCCCGGCGGGCGCCGGCGCCCAATCCCCCCACTGCTTGAAGAAGAACGGCACGCGCGCCTCGACACACTGGTCGCGCAGGCTGCGGAACCAGTCGGGGTGCGGCGCCCGCCGCCCGGGGCCGCTCTCGCCGCCGGCGATCACCCAGTGAATGCGGAGCGGGGCCGCGTCGGCAGGGAAGGGGCCGGTGATGTCCCATTCGCCGATGTAGGGCATCCCACTCTCGACGTACTGCCCGCGCAGCGCGTCCAGATGGATGCCGGCGCGTGCGGAGCCGGGCTTCTGCGGCAGCAGGCACACCCGCGTCAGGTCAACGGGCCCGAGGAGCGGCTCGCACGACAGGAACCGCACCCGTGCCGGCACGGAGAGGAGATGCGGGATCCGGCGCTCGGCCTCGGCCTGGTTCTCGACGGTCGTCCCGAGCCAGACATTGCCGAAGGCAGGCCAGTCCTCCGGCAGCATCTTCACGATGTTCTGGGGCCGCTTCGTCAGGAGCAGCCAGGTCAGCCACGGCGTCGCGCGGATCAGCCGCCACAGGTCGACGCGCCACTCCGCCGGAACCTGGTTGTCGAAGACATCGGCGAGAGAGCTGCAGAACACCTTCGCGGGTCGTCCGGCGGCCTCCGCCACGCGGTTCCAGCGCACCGGCTGGAGCCAGTTCTCGGCCGAGGTCCGCCGCCGCTCGCCCTGCCACAGCTCCGGGCTGCCGGTGCGGCGCGCCCAGGACTCGGCATAGCAGTGGTCGCAGGCCGGGCTGATCTTGGTGCAGCCGAGCCACGCGTTGAACGTGTGGTCGCACCACTCGATGGCGCTGTTCTCGCCCATCAGTTCAGGGCCCCCTGCGCGCGGGCCTGGGCGGCCTCGGCCTCGGCCTGCCGCTGGGCCTGCTTGGCCTCCTGCTCGGCCAGCTGCTGCATGGCCGCCTCGCGCTTCGCCGCGAGCTCCTCGGCGGTGATGGGCTCAAGGGCGATTCGGGAATGCTGCTCAGCGCAGGCGGAGGCTGGGTCGAGGCCTGCCGCGGCGCCGGCCGTCAGCGCCATCTGGATCGCCGAGAGGAGGGCCGGCACCAGCATCTGCGAGGCTCCGTAGAGGGCGTTGTTGATCGCCATCGAGGCCGGCGCGTGGGAGCCGTGCCAGATCTCGATCGTCATGGTCAGGCGATGCCGGACGGGAGAGGCGGGGGCGGTCTTCATCCGCAGGTCCTCCTCGGCGCTCGTCTCGAGGACATCCAGCTGTAGCTCGCTCATGCGGCCCTCCTCGGCGCGCTCAGGGCGTGGACGACGTTCGCCTCGGCCAGCAGCCGGGCGATGCGCTTGGGGACGGAGTTGCCGACCAGCCGCATCGCCTCGCTCTTCGTGAGCGGGCGGCGGCGTCCGCCGACGGTGATCTGCCGCGGCAGCCTCAGTTCGTGCGCGGCCGCCGCCTCGTGGGGCTCCAGCATCCGCATGCCGATGTCGGTCACGACCCAGGGCTCGCCCTGGATGCTGACGGTCACCACGCCGAACCGGGCCAGGGTCGAGAGGGTGTGCAGCGGCTCGTCGAGCCCCTGCGCGGCGCCGCCCTCCCCGTAGTACTTCGTCATGAAGGCCGCGACCGCGGCGATGTGGTTCCCGCCGGCCGACACCGTCGGGAGGGGGTCGCTCGCGTCGGTGGCGGTGCATTCGCCCCGGAGCTTGGCCAGGAACGCGGCGGCCACCTGCTGCTGGGTGCCGAGCGTGGTCAGGGTGCTCATCGGCTGGCGGATGTCGAAGCCGACGGCGCCCAGGTTGTGCTGCGCCATCCAGGCGGCGACCACGGCGTGCTTCGCGCCGCCGGCGACCATGGTGCCGATCGGCTCCTGCAGGTCGAGGGCGCGGGGCGCCTGGCCTTCGCGCTCGCCGTAGCCGGTCTGGATCAGCGTCGGCGCGATCAGCGCGAGCTCGCCGCGGTTGGCTGTGGTGAGGGTCGGGATCGGCTCGGCGGCGCTGCGCACCCGGTTCCCGCCGGCATGGGTGACCGAGATCAGGAACGGCTCCTGGGCCTTCAGGACGTAGCGCCACATGCCGGCCGCGATGCGGCGGTGCGTGGCTTCCACCAGGGGGCGGGGGCGGTCGAAGATGCTCGGGATCGGCAGGGACCAGTCGATGATCTCCGCCGCCGGCCGCCAGGGTTTCAGGTGAAGCGCCGGCGCCTGCAGGCGTGGCGCATGCGTGCGCTCCGGCCAGCCGATCAGCCCCCCATCGAAGCGGATGATCGCGTGGAAGCGCCGCCTGGTGGTCGGCACGCCATAGTCGGCATAGTTCAGGTCGCGGTCCTCGTAGGCGCCGCCGAGGGCGCGCAGGTGGGCAACCCAGCGCCGGAAGGTCCGCCCGACCCGGCGGCGGTCGCGCACCAACTGCTGCTGCTGGCGGGGCACCCGCTCACCCGGCGCGGCGACGGAGCCGTCGAGCTTCAGGACGCGCCCGGTCGCCTTGTCGCGCTTCGCGACCAGCGGCCCCCAGCCGCGGATCTCCCGGACGTTCTCGACGAAGACGATCTCGGGCTGGGTCTTCCCGATCCAGCGGCAGACCTGCCAGGGCAGTGACCGCACCCGGGGGGAGCGCGGCGCGCCGCCCTTCGCGACGGAGTGGTCCGTGCAGTCTGGCGAGGCCCAGATGTTGAGCACCGGCCGTCCACCGGTGGCGACCAGCGGATCGACGTCGAAGATGTCGCCGCGGACGTGCGCCGTATGGGGGTGCCGCTCGGCATGGGCGGCGAGCGCCACGTCGTCGTGGTTATTGGCCACCGCGACGGGGCATCCGGCCTCCTCGAGCCCGTCACAGGCGCCGCCGAGGCCGGCGAAGAGGACGACGGTGATGCGGCCGTCGAGCGGCCACTGGCGGGCCTCGGCGGCCAGGTTGCGGCGAGGCTTCACCGGCCGCGGTCCTTGTCGCGCTCGATGCGGACGGTTTCGGCGCGGTGGGCCTCGCGGGCCTCCTCCAGCGCCTCGGTGAAGCCCTCGCCGGGGAGCCCGGCGGCCGCCCAGAGGGCGGCGGCGGAGCGGAGCATCCGGCGCACGGTCCGCTCGGTCACGCCGGCGGCCACCTCGGGCTGCACATGGCCGTCCATCAGGGGCGCGCTCCACGGTTGTTGGCTGAGAGGGTCCGCCAGACCTCGATCCGGACCTCGTAGCCGCGGCGGCGCGCGAGCATCGTCCGGACCTTCATGAAGGCGGCGCGGCGGGCCTCCAGGGCCTCATGGTACCGCGGATGGGTCAGGGCCTCGGCCTCGCGCCTGTCGGCGCTGGTGCCGCGGGACTGGGCGATGATCTCGGCGCGGGTGGCCTTGACCATGTGCTCGGCGAGTTCGGCGTCGGCCTCGGCCGCGCCGAACTCGTCTGCCCGCTCGATCAGGAAGTGGAGGGCCTCCTCCACCTCCTCATCGGTGACGAGCGGGCGGTTGCGCCGCTCGTTCACGCGCTACTTACCTGCCGCGAGGGGGAAGTCGTCGGTGTCGCGCTGGATCTGCATCGCGCGCTCCGCGTCATCCTTGGTTGGCGAGACCCAGCAGTTCCGCTGGTTGTCGCGCCAGCCCCAGCAGGTGCCGTCCTTCAGCGCGATCTCGCGGACCAGCCACGCCTTGCTGGTGGCGAGGGCGCGCTTGGCGACCTCCCCGGCCGCCTCGAAGCGGGGCTCCGGCGGGGGCGCCGGCGGATCCTCGCCGGCGTCCGCGTCGCCAGCCGCGGCGGCGGTGTCCTCCGCCGCAGGCTGCACCTCGCTGGCCTCGGCCTCGGCCTCGGCCCCCCCGTCGCCGGCCTCCGCCGCGCCGGCCACCTCTTCCGCCTGGCCGGCGATGTCGCCGATGTCCGGCTCCACCCGCCCCGGCTCCGCCGACGGGACGGACCAGTAGCCCGCCATGTCGCGCTCGGCCTCGAGGATCTCGCGCACCTCGTCGTCCGTGCGGATGCCCATCAGGACCTCGGGCGCGTAGAGCCGCCCGAAGAAGGCGGCCGAGCGGTAGCGGATCATCAGCTCAGGGATGGTCTGCCACTTCGACCCGTTCCGGCCGAACCAGCCCTCCGCGACCGCCATCTCCATGGTGATCTCCGGGGACTCCAGCAGCTCGCCGGTCGCCTTGTCCTTGGCGTAGGCGATGCACGACAGCTGCCGGAAGTTGGCGGTCTTCTTGACCGGCACCTTGTCCCGGACCGTGTCGTCCCAGACCATCTGCTCGTAGGTCAGGCTCACCGGCTCGCCGCGGGTCAGCCTGAACTGCAGCGGGGTGAAGCGGCCCGAATTGTTCAGCATGGCGATGACGAACTGCGACGACCAGGACGGGCGGCCCTCGATGATATGCAGGTTCTGCATCACCATCAGCGGATCGGCCTTCATCCGGTCCGCCATGTTGAGCGCGATCATGCAGTTCGCGATCGCGTTCGGGTTCTCCACCATCTCATCGCGGGCCTTGCCGTAGCGGCCCTTCGGCACCAGGAGGCGGTAGGCCTCCGGCACCAGCGACGAGCTCGCCAGCGCGCGGGCGACGCGCTGGCTGAACTCGAAGGACTGGAGGTTCGTGAAGCCGAAGCCGATGGCAGGCATCGAGGCCTCCGGCGCGACGGGTGCGGGGGCGCCGGCCACCGGCCGGCGGGCGACGGGCTGCGGCGCCGCCGGGGTCAGGTTCACGCGCAGCTGGTCGAGCGTGCGCGTCGGCGCCGGCGCCTGCTGGGTGGACGGGTGGAGGGGCTGCGCCCCGTTCGGGGCCTTGGTCTGGCTCATGGGAGGTCTCCTCAGGCCGCGCGCCGCTGGTACCAACCGGGCAGGTCGAGCGACACGACGCCGAGCGGGTAGCCCGGCCAGGTGTTGGTGGCGGTGCACTGCGCGTAGGCGCGCATCTGGGTGCGGACCATGTCGCGGGCGCGCTCAATGTCGTCGGGCTTCAGTTCGTACACGCCGACGAGGAAGGGCGGCTCCGGCTCCACCGCGATGAACAGGAACGCGTTCGCGTCGAAGCCGCCGGGCGCGAGGCCGATGCCGTCGACGTAGTGGGCGTTCTGCCAGTCGTACCCGTAGTTCGCGACGGAGCGCGCGAACTCTTCCGGCGATGCGTCGGCGGTCGACTTCAGGTCGCCGATCACCGCCATGTCCGGGCGGACGATGTCCATCCGCGAGCGGCAGAGCAGGCCGGTCTCCGGGTCGGTCCAGTAGGCCGACTGTTCGATCAGCAGGCCCTCGGCGAGGATCTCGCGGGCGACGCTGTGCTGGCGCACGGCGTCCGAGATCCGCATGGCGTTGTCCCAGTCCTTCTGCTGGACGATGTTGCGCCCGCCGGCCCGCTCCTGCTCGGCCTTGTAGGCCTTGTCCCGGGCGTTGAGCCGCGGGAGGTTCACCACGTGGTAGCGGCTGGCCAGCAGCTCGGGCTGCAGGATGGCGAAATGCGTCAGCGTGCCGAAGCGGAGGGAGGCGGTTTCCTTCCGCTGCACCAGCGCCTTGGCCGGGGCCTTGGCGAAGCGCTTCAGCGTGCTGATCGAGATGCCCGGACCCGAATGGTACAGGTGCTCGGGGATGTCGCCGTAGATCCCGGGCTGGATGTCAGCCAGGGGATGCGGGCCGGCCGGGATGGCCTCGCCCGTGGCGCCGTCCTCGACATCATCGAGTTCGGCGGGGTCCTGGGTCATGTCGCTCGCTCCATGGTTGGGGCAGGAGAATCACAACAGAATGTGGTTCGGAGTCAACCGGAAACGCAAAGAGCCGCCCCCGGGTGTGATCCCGGAGGCGGCTCTCGGCCGTTAGGCGAGCAGGAAAAGGAATGCGGCCAGGATCAGCACGATGCTGATCATGACCCGGTCGTACAGCTCCCGCAGGATGGTCAGCCAGGTGCGAGTCGCGCCGGGCGGACGGCCGTTGGGTGTGGATGCTGCCGTCATGTGGTCCCCCAACCTTCTGTGATGCCCCCTGTTCCACGGGCGGGGCCCGGGGGCAAGCGGCCCCGCTGGGCCGCCACCCCCGCGAGGGGGTGACGGCTTCTGCGGGTCAGGCCGCGGCGGCGCGATAGACCGCGTAGGCCTCGTCGAAGGGCAGGCTGTTCAGCACCTTCACGGCGGAGAGCCGCGAGGGCAGGCCGGGGTCGCGCAGCTTCGCGGCGAGCGTCGCCGCGGGCATGCGCTTGGTCTCGTAGAGCTTCCCGTCTGCCTTCGTGAACAGCAGCTTCCCGCCGAGGGCGCGGCGCAGGTCGCGCCGGCGCAGCTCGTCGGCCAGCAGGTCGTCGATCACGCTGTCCGCGTCGGGCTGGTAGGAGAAGGGCTTACCGTCCCCGTCCAGCATGTCGGTGACACGGACGGGCAGGGTCTTCGCCTGCGCGTCCAGCCGCTCGCGGAGGCTGGTCGGGTGGTAGCGGTGGCAGCCACCGCGGCCCTCGTTCGAGACGTCGCCGGCCTTCTGGCCGTCGATCCAGACCGCAGCCTGGAAGCAGTTCGTCTCCTCGGACATCGACGCGTAGTACTTGATCGACTTCAGCTCGATCTTCATGGGGTTGGTCCTTGCCCCCTATTCGACGGGCGAAGCCCGGGGGCGGTGGCGTTCGCGTGCCCTGGGGGGCCTCGCCCCCCAGGTGTTCGCTCAGGTGTGGAGCGACCAGTCGCGGCTCGCGCGGTGGCAGATCATGCCGCCGTGCAGCGCGCGCAGGCCGTCGAACTCCTGCGTCCAGAAGAAGCAGGGCTCCTGGTACCCGTCCGGCCGGATGTCGAGGACGCCGTCGCGCGCCGGGCGCGCCGGAATCAGCACCGGGTCGGCACCCTCCTCCTGGGCCGGCCAGAGGTGCTCGCGCTGCGCGAGCGCCGGGCCGAGGGAGGAGGTGATGAGGTAGCGGAAGCACGCCCAGAACTCCTCCTCGACGCCGTGCTGGCGCGCGAAGGCGAGGGTGTCTGCGAAGTGCCCCGCGTCCCGGATGTGGATCGTCAGCGAGCCGGTCTTCTCCGGGAACTCCCGGCTGAAGTGCGGCTCGAACCTCGGCGGCAGCGGCTCCGCCCCCTGCTTCTGCAGGTTGCGCAGCGCGCCGACGGCGACGGCGACATCGGCGATCAGGCGCTTGCGGCGCTGGTCGGCCGTCTCGGCCGCCGGCGCCGGTATGGTGGTGGACATGGGGATGGTCCTGGCCCCCTGATCGACGGGCGGTGCCCGGGGGCGGTGGCAACGCTGGGCCGCGCCGGTGGGGGGCACCGGCGGGGCTTCGTAGGGATCAGGTCTTGAGGACGAGGGCTTGGCAGCGCTTGCAGCGCCGCAGCCCGGCGTCCTGCGGGAAGCGGTACCCGGCCTCGAAGATCTCGGCCTGGGCGCCGCATCGGGGCGCGGGCGGCGCGTCCGACCAGAACATCGCCTGGTGGGCGATGCCGGTCGTCGTGCCGTCCTTCCGCCGGCCCGCGTACCAGAGGCTGTCGCGGGTCACGCGGCGAGCGGCTGCGCCGCGTCGTCGTTGGCGGCCCACCGGCGCTGGTCCTCCATCCGGAGGGCGTGGCGGGCCGCGCCCTCGGCGCTGGAGACAGCGCGGCGGGCGGCGCCGGCGGCGCGCTTGGCGTGGGCCTTGCGGAGCAGGCGGCGGGCGCGGCGAAGCAGGATGAGCGCCTCCTCGATCTGTCCGAGGGGCGTGGTCGCGGCCGAGGCCGCGATGGTGGTGGACATGATGGGGTTGGTCCTTGCCCCCTATCTCGACGGGCGGTGCCCGGGGGCTGAGGCGGCCGCTGGCCGCGGGGCGCGCTGGGCGCCCCGGGCTGCGTCAGGCCACGGCGCGAGGGATGTCGCGCCAGGCGGTGGTGATCAGGTTCTCGGCGACCTCGATGTCGACGCCGCCATAGACCTTCGCCGCGGCGGTGAGCCGCTCGAAGACCGGGTCGGTGCCGCGGTCCCAGAAGCCGGCGCCGTGGCCGTTCCTGGTGAGCCAGAAGTCGACCCCGGCGCCACTCATCGTGCGGCGCGTGAGCTCGACGTAGCGCTCCAGGTCGGCGGCGTGCTGCTCCTGGAAGTCGGCGCAGTCGGCCTCGGCCTCCGCCAGAAAGGCGGGGGCGAAGCCCTGCAGCGTGTCGCGGGGCGGCGGGCCGATGATGGCGCCGCCGGCGTCGGTCTGCTCCGGGAGGAGCCACTCGACGGCCTCGAGGTATCCGGTGGTGAACTCGTCGAGGCCCGGCGGGACGTGCTGGGCGACGAACTCGGGCATGGTGCCCTCCTGTTCCCCCCTGCGCGACGGGCAGGCCCGGGGGGCGAGGTTGCTGCATGCCCTGGGGGGCCGAGGCCCCCCAGGTGTTCGGTCAGGCGCTGACCAGGTCCATCAGCTTGCCGGCGGCGCGCTCGACGTCGATGCGCCGGTCCTGGTGCGGGATGTCGCGGGCGAGGGCGGTGACGCCCTGCACCACGTCCCAGATGCTCCTGCAGCGGTGGCCCTCCTCGCCGAGCACGGACGCCAGCACGTCCTTGGCCTGCTTCTTGGAGAGCTCCAGCCGCTTCTGCATGAAGTCCACGACATCGTCGTCGTCATCCCCCACGCGGCGGGCCTTCGCGGCCGCGACCTTGCGGGAGATGGTGGACGCCGAGATCTCGGTGAACTGCTCGATGGCGGGCTTCGCCTCGAGCATGAAGCGGCTGGGCAGGCCGGAGGTGTGGCGGAGCCGCAGCGTCTGCTTCTTCTCGCAGCCCCAGAGGTTGCGGTTCATGCAGACGGCGCGGAGGTACATCGTCTCGATCGAGAGCGAGCGGGAGCCCGTCTCGGAGTTCGACACGATGAAGCCGGGGAACATCAGGTCCGGCGACCCGTCGGCGAGCTTGCCGACTTCGATGGGATACTGGTCGCGGCAGAGGAACACGAACACGTCGCGATCCGAGGCGTAGAGCGTGGTGCTCTGCTTCGAGATCGGCGCGTTCGGGTCGTAGGTGCCACGACCCCAGTCGATGACGCCCGGGACCTTCCAGGTGTCGTCGATGCTCTTGCGGATGACATCGACCACCTCCGCGTCGTAGACGCGGCCGTAGTCCGGGCCGGTGATGGCGCGCAGCTCCGTGCGATCGTCCCAGCCCGCCTCCAGGATGCCGACGTTCTCGGACGGCAGCCGGTGGAGGCAGTGCTGCAACGCGATGCCGGCGATGGGCGCCGACAGCTTCTCGCGCATGAAGCTGGCCGGGGCGCCGACCTTCGAGCACAGCTGGCCGAAAGACCAGTGGTTCGGGTGGATCTGGCGGCCGGCCTTGTCCTCGAGCCAGAGGCGGTTCTCGTCGTCCATCTGAGCCCGGACCCGGAGGTCCGTGGTGGGCAGGATGCTGGCCGTGCTGCGCTCCTTGCGGGCGTGCACGGCCTCGGCGAGCTCGTCGAGGCTGAGGAAGCGCTGGTCATCGGGGCGGCTGAACCACTGCGACGACACGCTGCCGTCGCGGGAGCCCCGGGTCACATCGACCTTGCGGGCGCCGACCTGCTGCTCCATGGCAACGGGCCGGCCGTCCGGGGTGATGACGTTGGCGATCATGGTGATCTCCCTTGCCCCCTGATCGACGGGCCGGGCCCGGGGGCAGAAGCGCCGGCGAGCACAACACAAGAGGTTGTGGTTCGCAACGGGAGATCGTGAAGCCCCCTGATCGACGGGCACGGCCCGGGGGCGGAAGCGGTGCGGGCGCCTGGCGCGCGGGGCGCGCCAGGGCTTCTGGTCAGGCGGGGACGGTGATGGTCGGCTCGCCGATGATCCAGCTCGCGGGATCCTGGTAGACTTGGATCGGCTCGGAGCGGTCGTTGTAGTAGACGGGGGCGATCATGCCGGCGTCCCGCCAGCGCGCGATGCTCTTCTCCACACGCTGCGCGTAGGCCGAGGCGGCCTGGCTGTCCGTGTCGTAGACGCAGACCACCTCGCGGTAGGTGCCGAAGTCGTGGTGGTTGGCCCTGATCTTCAGCTGGGCGCCCTCCGGCTCATCGCCGTAGACGCGCCGGAGCGCGGTGATGAAGGCGCGGCACTCGAGCTGGTTGAGCTCGGGGCCGCGGTCAAACTTCTCGCCGATCTGCGCGCAGTCCTCCTCGTAGGGGGCGCCGCCGATGTCGATGGTTTCGCGCATATGGGGTGTCCTGCCCCCTCTTTCGACGGGCTGGACCCGGGGGCGGTGGTGCAGCTGGCGCGCCGCCCCGAGGGGCGGCGGCTTCTCAGGCATGGCCTGCTTGGTATTCGAGTGCGACGGTCACCAGGGCTGCGTAGCCCTCGACGACTTCAATGTTGCCGAAGCGGCCGGTCCCGGGCGCGTCCATCATTCGCCACGCCAGGAGCGGCTGGCGGTCCTTCTGGAAGATGAGGGTGTAGAGCGCCGGGCTGGCCTCGCGTCCGATTTCGGACAGCCGCTCTCGCGGCCATTCGCTGGATGCCGGGCGCCAGAAGGTGCCGGCAGCGAACGAGGCAGCCCCGCCCTTCTTCTCGACGTGCTCTCCCGCGCGCTTGTACGCGATGGAGATGGGCTTGCCGGGGGCGGACGTATTCTTCCACTGCCCATTTCGGTACAGGCGGAAGATCTGCGTTTCGGCGACTCCCGCCGCAGTGACTCCGTCCGATAGGCCTGCGAGGAGGAATTCGGCATCGGTCTTCTCGAAGCTCGTGCCTGTCGGCCTGAATCCGAGAACCAATCCGGCATACTCGCGCATGGTTTGTACTCCTGCCCCCTATCTCGACGGGCATGACCCGGGGGCGGTGGTGATGCGGGGCCGCCGGCGCGTGGGGCGCCGGCGGCTTCTGCTACGCCGCGCGCTCGGCGGCGAAGTCGTTGTCCGGCTCAGGATGCCGGTAGGGGAGCAGCCCGCTGAACAGCGGGACGATCTCGTTCAGGTCGGCGATGTGCTGGTCGGTGACGCCGCGGAAGTCCGCGATGCCGTCGCCCAGCATGCGCTTGCCGTGCACGTAGGGACGGAGCGTCTCGCGGGTGCAGGCGATGCCGAGGGCCATCGGGATCCGCTCGCGGTCGTTGCTGATCGCGAGAGGGGCGATGTAGCCCACGCAGGTGAGGATGAAGCGATCGGCGTCGAGCTTCTCGGCGACGACCTTGACCCAGGCGGCGATGCGCCCGAGCGACCAGCCGGGCTCGGCGGTCATGATCGAGGCGTTCTGCCCGTTCCGGATGATGAGGTGCGCGCCGAAGTGGGCGCTCCGCATGAACTGGCAGTACTCCTCGAGGCCGAGCTTCGCCATCGCCTCCGGGTCATTTTCCCCGAAGATGCGCGTGGTGATCGTCTCGGCAGTCAGGTCTTCGTCCTTGCGGACGCCAACCATGTGCATGGCCATCTGGTGTGGCATGGATGGTCTCCTGCCCCCTTCTTCGACGGGCTGGACCCGGGGGCGGTGGTGCAGCGGGGGCGTCCCGGGCCTTGCGGCCCGGGCGCTTCTCACGAGCGCGAACCCGCGCGCTGCATGACCGCGAGGGTGTCGTCGAGGTAGGTCCCGAGGTTCTCCTGGAACGCGCGGATCTGCTCAGCGAAGATGCGCTGGGCGACGCGGTTGCTCATCTCCGGCGACAGCTCCTTCGCGGTCGTGGGGATCAGCTGCCAGCCGGCGGCGGCGTAGTTGCCGTCGTGGGCGACCAGGTGCTCGTAGGCACGGTCGGCCTCGCGCGCGGCGTCGAAGACGACGCCGGCGTCGTCGTGCTGATCCTCGTTGGCCCCGACGCGACGGATCGCGTCGAGGGCCATGTCGGACCGGCCCGGCGGGGCGAAGGCAAAGGCGCGGCGCGGGATGCGGATGACGAGTTCGTACTCGGCTTCGTACATCACCAGGCGGCCGGACTTCGTGCCGTTGGCCACCTCTTCGGCGACCAGGGACACGACGGGCTTCTCGGGTTCCTCGCCGTCATCCTTGCGGGGCGGCGCGGGGTTCGCGGGCGCGGGCTCGATCGGGTCGCGCACGCGCCTCGCGAAGTAGTCGTAGCCGAGCGCCTCGTCGCCGGGCTTGTGGACCCGGATGAGGCGGCGCTGCGGCTGGTTGGGGATCTCGATCGGCGCGTCGGTGTTGGCGGCGCTGGCGGCCCAGGTGCCGAGGTCCTCTCCGAGGTTCGACAGCAGGCCCGCGAGATCGAGCTTCTTGACCCCGATGTCGGGGCCGATCAGTGAGAAATGCATGGGGGGTTCCATGGCCCCCTGATCGACGGGCCAGGCCCGGGGGCGAAAGCGTGGCGGGCGCCGGGCCCGAAGGCCCGGAGCTTCATTGGGATGGGCCTGCGACGGAGGCGAAGAGGAACTCGAAATCGTCGGGCACCTCGGTCCAGTAGCGGGCGAGGACGGCGAGCGCGGCCTCCTTCAGGCGGGGGCCGTGAGTCTTCCAGTCGGTCTTGCAGTCCTCAATGGCCGCATTCGCGTTCGGGCCGAGCACCGGGATCTCGCATATGAGCGTATCCGGGAGCCGGGGCCTGACCGCGAAGCGCAGGTAGAAATTGCGCTCGATGACAGCGGGCAGCTGCTCGCGCGCGGGTGGGGTGTCTCGCTCCACCAGGTCGTCCAGCCGCAGCTGGATGGAGGCGAGCGAGTCGGGGGGAAGACCGGCGTGGTTCGCATCGTAGGGTGCGATGACGAACTCGCCGGCGCCGGCGCGGCGGAACCGCACCGGCTTCTCGTAGGCCATCGCCGCGTGGACGGCGGACCAGGCGTCGCCGTCGGCGCCGAGCTCGCGGGCGAAGCCTGCGAAGTCGAGCGGCCGGAGGGCGGCGTCGGTGGTCGCGCAGCCCATCAGCGGCGGGCTGGTCGTGTCGGACATGGGGATGTGTCCTGGCCCCCTGGATCGACGGGCGGTGCCCGGGGGCGGTGGCAGTCGCAGGGCCCCGGGCGCGGTGGCGCCCGGGGCTTCATCCGATCAGCACGAGCGGCGGGATCGGCCAGTTGGCGGCGATCCAGGCGTGGCGCGCGTTCCGCTGCAGCATCTCCGGGTTGTTGATGGTCTGCTCGTTGATCCCGAGGCAGATCATCGACCCGCAGAGGCTGATGTAGGCGCGATAGGTGTCGCCGAGGCCGTACGTCTCGACTTCCCGGTTGTGCCGGTCTCCGTACTCCGTGACGCCGCCGGCGGTGCGCAGCCGGAAGCTGAGCCCGTGGTGGTGGCAGAAGTGGCGGAGTTCTTCGAACGCGTGCGTGCTGTTCGGCGGCCGCTGGTCGTGGTCGTAGTATTCGTCGTCCACGGTGAGGATCATCGGCCGGCGGCGGCAGATCAGGTCGTTGATCTGGGCCATCCAGAAATCTTCGACGGGGATGCCGGCGTTGTCGGCCGACTCCGGGCCTTCGGCCGCGGTCTCGTCCTCGTCGATGTCCGCGATCCAGAGGTCGGTCTGGGCGAGGACGGTGACGAGGTCTTCGACGGCTTCATGGGTGATCGGCCCACCGATGATCATCCGCGCTTTCGTGGTGTCGTGCATGACACTCTCGACGGGCGGCGGCGGCGGCCGGGCGGGGTGCCTGGCCGCGTCCGCGGCGAGGCGCGGGCATGATGGTGATATGGGAACGCTGCCGCAACAATTCAACCCGTTGGGGCGGAGAGGCCGAGTCTACCCAAGGGGTTGGACCGAAAAACATCGATTTGTGTTTTCTGGCGGAGTCCGGTTAGCCTTGCCGGGCGACTCCGGCCTCTGAAACGGAAGCGCCCCGGCCTCAGGGAGAGGGGCCGGGGCGCGTTTGGGGGACGAAGTCGCGGGCACGAGCGAAACCGCCGTCTCCCCGGGGCACAAACTAGTGTGATTGCCCCGGCGAGACAAGGCGATTCGCTCCCATCGGAGCGACTCCATGCACGCAGTCCACGGATTCGACGCAGAGGGTACCAGCCGCCAGCGGCGGCTCACAGCGGGGCTCGGTGAAGGGCTCCTCGGCAACGCGCTGCGACAACCGCCGGTGAACCTCGAAGCGGAGCAGGCCGTCCTCGGCGCGATCCTCGCGAACAACAAGGCGCTCGAGCGCGTCGACACGTTCCTCCGGCCTGAGCACTTCGCGGAGCCGGCCCACGGCGCGATCTACGCCCGCATCTTGGAGCGCGTGATGGACGGGCAGGTGGCCGACCCCATCACGCTCCGCGCCGATTTCGAGGGCACCGGCACGCTCGATGAGGTCGGCGGCGCCGTCTACCTCGTGGAACTGCTCGGCGCGATGGTCGGCGTGATCAATGCTGGCGAGTACGGCCAGCTGATCGTCGACGCATGGATGAAGCGCCAGATCATCGAGATGGCGGAGGGCGCCGCGCAGCTCGCCTACGGCGTCGAGGCGGGCCTGAACCCCGCGAAGGTGCTCGACCGGATCCGCCTGCAGCTGCTGGAGATCGAGGCGCACACCCCGAACCCCGGCACGATGAAGTCGCTTCGGAGCGCGGTGGACGAGGCGATCGCGGCCGGCGAGGCCGCGGCGGCGCGCGGCACCGGCCTCTCCGGCATCTCCTGCGGCTTTCCCTCGCTCGACGCCTTCCTGCTCGGCCTCGAGCCGGCGACGAACACGGTCATCGCGGCGCGGCCGCGCGTCGGCAAGACGGCGCTCGCGGTCCAGATGGCGCTGCGGATGGCGCGGCTCGGGCACCGGGGCCTCTACGTCTCGCTCGAGATGGAGGCGGCGAAGCTGGCGCGGCGGGCGCTCTCGCTCGTCTCCCGCATCAAGCTGCAGGACATCCGCCGCGGCGAGTTCGCGCGCGACGACGGGCTGGCGGACGATATCGTGCGGGCGCGGGCCGTACTCGCGGACCTGCCGCTGCTGATCGAGGACGAGCCGCGGCTGACCCATCAGACCATCGCGCAGCGGGCGCGGCTGGCGGAGCGGAAGCTCGGGCGGCTCGACTGGATCATGGTCGACCACCTGCACATCGTCGGCGACGACGACAGGATGGCGCGGATGCCCGACATCAAGGCCATCGCCGAGAAGAGCGCGGCGATCCGCGCCATCGGCCAGCGCATGAAGATCCCGGTGATCACGCTGGCGCAGTTGAGCCGGGCGGTGGAGAGCCGCGAGGACCAGCGGCCGACGCTGGCGGACCTGCGGGGCTCCGGTGCGATCGAGCAGGACGCCGACAGCATCGGCTTCATCTACCGCCCGGAGGTCGGGATGCGGCCGCCGGTGAAGAAGCCGGGCGAGAGCGACGGCGACTATGCCGCGAAGCTGCACCAGCACAACCAGGGCCTCGACGAGGTGCGGGGCAAGGCCTGGGTGAACTGGGAGAAGGTGCGCGAGGGTGAGCCCGGCTCGGCGGAGCTGCGGTTCGACGGCGCGCGGGTGCGTTTCCACGAGATCGACGAGAAGTAGGGGAAGACCGGGATGGCGAGGCGCCAGCGCTCGAAGGCGGACACGTGGCTGCCGCTCTACGTCGGGGACTATCTGGCCGACACGATGCACCTCGATGCCACGGGGCATGGGGCGTACCTGCTGCTCCTGATGCACTCCTGGCGGCGGGGGGCGCTGCCGGATGACGACGCCGAGCTCGCGGCGATCGCGCGGGTGACGCCGGAGGTCTGGGCGGCGGGGCTGGGGCGCCGGATCCGGGGGTTCTTCCTGGCGGTGCCGGAGGGGCTGGTGCAGCCCCGGCTGGAGCAGGAGCGGGCGATCGCGGCCAACAACACGGCACAGCGCCAGGCGGCCGGGAAGGCCTCGGCCGAGGCGCGTGCGCGGCAGCGGGAGGGCAACGCCCGTTCAACGGCCGTTGCCGCGCCGTTGCCGCAGGAGGCCAGCGAGGAAGCCCCCGCGGCGCCTCCGGCCGGCAAGCGCCGTGCAACGGCCGTTGCAGCGCCGTTGGCGCGAAAGGGCGCCGGGAAGGGGGATTCCGCGGCTCCGCGGCCTCTCCGCGGGGCCTCGGAGGGCGCGGAGGGGGCGGAATCCGAACGGCGGGGCAGCGTCCGTTCAACGAGCGTTGCCCCGCCGTTGGAACAAAACGCCAGACCGTCACCGTCACCGTCACCTAGAGAATCTAGCTCTGATTCTGTCGTCGTCTCTCTGCCGACTCGCGCGCGCGGGCGGGCGACGGGGCCGTTCGGCCCGGACGGGCCGATGGGCGACGAGCTGCCGGAGCGGTGGATCTCCAGCCGCACCCGGAAGCGCCCCTGGTGGGGCGAACTGGCGTGGCTCGACGACGAGGGGACGTGGCGGGTCGGCCTGCGGCAGATGCCCGAGGGCGCCCATTGGGAGCTCTGCTGGAACGCGCCGATCGACCTCGCGGAGCACAAGGTGCTGGACGCCGCCGGGCTCGGGATCATCTCGTGGGAGGGCTCGACGGAGCCGCTGATGCGCTGGCTGGCGCGCGGGCTGGACCTGCATCTCGCGATCCTGCCGGCGATCGAGGCTGCCGCGGCGAAGCCCGGGTACCGGCCGCCGTCCTCGCTGAAGTACTTCGAGCGCTGGGTGGAGGTGGAGGCGGCGGCGGTGGAGCGGCGGTACCGCCGCCCCGAGATCCTCTCCGGTGGAGCGAAAAACACAAAGTCTTGTTGATCCCATGCGCGAGATGTGAGAAATCCGGGGCAGGCAGAGAGGGGGGCGGTGAGCGTGTCGGAGATCGACGCGGCGATCGGGGCCAGGATCCGCGAGAGGCGCAAGGCCCTGGGGATGAGTCAGGCCGATCTGGCCCGGCGCCTCGACGTGTCCTACCAGCAGGTCGCGAAGTACGAGGCCGGGCGGAACACGCTCGGGGCCGCGCGGCTGATGCGGGTGGCCGAGATCCTCGCCTGCTCCCCGAACCAGCTCCTCGGGTTCGAGCCGCTGCCCCCGGACGCCGGTGTCATGCGGGTCGCTGAGCTGATGGCGGGCCTGCGGGAGGACCAGCGGGACGCGCTCGCGGCCTTCATGACCACGCTCCGCGGCGCCGAGCCGGCGGCGAGGGCGGCATGAGCCGCCGCAACTTCCTCGCGGGCCTGGGCGGCCTCGGCCTCGGCGGTGCCGTCGCCCGGGGCGCTGCCGCGGCGCCGGTCATGGCGAGCCAGCCGGTAACGGCCGCGTGGCGGCCCGTGGTGGAGGTGGCGACGGTGGGCCAGATGGCGAAAGCCGCGGCGCCCTCGCCGGCCCAGGACGCCTTCTACGCCGCGAGCCGGGTGCTCTTCGCCCGCCAGAAGCGCCAGGAGCGGGTGCAGGAGCTGCTGGGCGGCCTGCCGCCGCACCTCGCCTCGATGAAGTCCTGCGCGCCCTGGTTCCGCGCCCAGCGCGCCGTGGCGTGGGAGGAGGCCAGGCAGGACGGGATGACCGAGGCCTTCCGGGCGCTGCGTGACAGCCTCGGCCTCGGCGAGCGGGAGGCGCCGTGATGCGGTTCGACGTCGCCGAAGCGCCCATGCTGCGCCCCGTCTCGGTGGGGGACGTCTACGCCGCCCACGGGCCGCGCCACCGCGGCTTCTGGGTGGTCGTGGCGGTGGTCGGGAACTCCTGCCACCTCCTCGGCATCGACGAGCACGGCGCCATCGTCTCGACCGCCAGCTACGGCGCCCACGCGCTGCGCGAGCGCGAGGTGATCGGCTACTGCCAGGACCTCGAGGCGATGGGCCCCATCCGGATCCACTGGACGCACCGCGGATGATGGGCCTGACCGACGACGAGCGCCGGCGGCGCGGGCGGGAGCACGCCCTGCTGAACGCCCGCGCCGACCTGGCGCGCCGCGGCTCCTGCACGGCCGCGAGCGGCGTCTACGGCGAGGCCTACAACGGCGAGCACCAGGCGCTGCTGGACCACATCGAGGACCGCCTCGCCGCGGTGCGGCGCGAGGCCCGCCGGGCGACGCCGGAGTGGCGCTCCCAGGTGGCGCTCGCGGCGCTCGTCACCATCGTGGTGGTGCCGGCGGCGGCCTTTGCGATCGCCAGCCTGCTGAGGTGACCATGCCATCCCAGGCGTTCCCCGCCGTCGGCGGCATCCTGCCGAGCTCCATGGTCGGCCACCGGCCCCCGCAGCGCCGCATGGGGCGCTTCTGGCTGCACCAGCGGCTGATCGAGAACTCGCCGGCCGACGCGCTGGCGGCGCTCGACGGCTGCATCATCGTCCGCGCCGAGGCGCACTATGCGACCGGCCGGATCGAGTACGACGCGATCCATCCCGACTTCGAGCCCCTCAGCGAGGGGCAGCCGCTGCCGCTCTACCGGCCGGTCATCAGCGGCGGCAAGCGCCTGCGCTGGGAGCGCGAGGTCACGGCCTGACGGGCTGGTAGGACTGCGCGACGTAGGGTCGGGCCAGGCAGCGGACGCCGAGCTGCTGCAGCAGCTCCCACCACTCCTCGGGGCTGCGCACGATCGAATAGCCGAAGCCCATCGCGGTGACGGCGGCCTGGAAGGCGCGCTGGGCGTCGTTCTGCTCGCCGGCGTCGATCTTCCGCAAGGCATCCTTGGCCGTCTTCACCTCCGCGAAGTGGATCCGCCCACCGGGAAGGAGAATCACGAGGTCGGCGACGCCCGGCATCACGCCTTCTTCAACAAGGCGCGCAGCCTCCAGCGCGTTCCGGAAGCCGCCGTTCGGCACGGCGAAGACGAGGCATTCGCCCTTAGGAACGCAGCGTTTCCAGTACTCTATCAGCGAGATCTGCAGGTCGCTTTCGGGGTGCCGGGGCGCGCGCCGTCGGCGCGCGAAACCCGGTGCATCAACCGAAATTCTAGGCTTGCGCTTCCCCATTTCCTTGGGAAATGGTAGCCGTTGGTTGGGTACGGGTGCGCGCCTTGGGTGTGGGGCCCTTCAGGGCCTGCTCGACCTTGCGAAGGATCGCAAGGGTCGGGGACCAGGGCCGGCGGCGGCGATGCCGGCCGCGACGGCTCCCGTGCGCGCGGAACGAACGGAGGGAGTTTGGATGCACGCCGGCAAGCTCGGCCAGGGCCCGCTTCGTCAGGCCTCGGCTCTGAGCCGTCGCTTCCAGTTCGGCGATTACCTCGTCGATCCGCATATCTTCTCATACACCACAAACCTTTGTGTCGCAACGAGGACTGCTCCATGACCTCCAGCCGGTGGCAAAACCCTGCCGTCCAGCAGGAGCGGCGCAACGATTCCGACCACAGGCGCCGCGCCTTCGAGGACTTCATGCAGGCGCACCGGCTGAAGCCGGCGGCCTGGGCCAGGGCCGCCGGCCTGCCGAACGCGAACGCGATCTACGCCTACCGGAACGGCACGACCGACTTCCTCAGCCAGAGCACCCTCAACGCGCTCGTCCGGGCCGTGCCAGGCGCCACGGTGGCCGAGATGCTGGGCGAGGCGCCGCAGCCGATGCCCGTGCGGCTCCTGCCCTGCCGCGCCGAGGCGCGCGCCGGCGTCTGGCAGGCCGACACCCGCGCCCGCGTCCTGCGCGAGATCGAGTTCCCGCTGCCGGTCGACATGCACGCCGACGAGCTGGTGAAGCTGACCGACGGCCAGGCCGACCAGGTCTACCGCGCGCCGTCCTACCTCGCGGTGCAGAACTTCGCGTCGCTGACGAGGCCGCTGAAGGCCGGCGACCGGGTCATCGTCCGCGGCATCGGGCCGAAGGGCCACGAGATCACCGTCCGCGAGGTGGCCGGCACGCCGGAGGCGCCCGAGCTCATCTTCGCGACGCAGACCCGGCCCGACCTCCGCGAGAAGCGCCTGCCGCTCCCCGTCTGGCCCTATGACGGCCGCGTCTGGGAGCACGACGGGATCCGGTACCACATCGAGAGCCGGGTCTTCATGATGATGCTGTTCGAGGAGCAGCGGTACAGCTGAGCCGCGCCTTGCCCGGCGCCGTGCCGCGCCACTATGGTGCGCCCCACAAAGTTTTGTGGGGCAGCGGGAGTGGGGCGCAAGCGCTGGGGGGCCAGGCGGAAGCAGCCAGCGCGGCGCAAGCCCGGCGCCGGGTCAGGTCGCTACGTCCGCCGCGAGTGGACGACGATCTACCGTGACCCGGCCACCGGCCTCCTCCTGCAGGTCGGCCCCGACCACGGCACCGAGGAGCGCGCCAACCACGCCGGCGGCGTCATCAAGGGCAAGCGCCTCGCCTACAACGACCAGGACCGGCCCTACTTCACCGAGGGCGCGCGCGCCGTCGCCTCCACCGTGCTCGACCAGCTGCGCGCCGGCGGCTGCCTGGCCGCCGTCTACCAGCAGGGGCGCTGGGTGTGCCCGCGGAACCGCCTGGCCGCGAAGCGCCTCGAGGCGCGGCGCTTCGACGCGGCCGAGGCCTTCACCGTGCTGTGCCGCACCGCCGGCGTCGTGCGGCGACTGACCGGCGGCTACGAGTTCCGCACCGACCGCGGGACGCAGACCGAGAACCCGCGCGCGGTGAAGGCCCGGAAGGCGGTCGTCGCCCGGGCCCTGCGGCTCGGCTCGACGCACTGGAACCAGCTGATCGACGTGCTGCTCTGCGAGCGGCACCCGGACGCGCGCGAGCTGCGCGCCTTCCTCGCGGCGCTCGACGCCTACGCCGACCTGCTGCGCCTCGCCGCGGCCGAGGGGATCTGAGGGGCCAGACGGCATTGTTGACGTGATTCAGGGAACCCCTAGGGGTTGTGCCTGATCCGTATCTCCATTCGCGGCTCGCTGAGCGGCACTGCGGCGCAGGCCAAGCCCGCGCCGCTGATCTCCGCTCTCCCCGCGCGTTCGCCGACGACGCGTGTCCTCGGCAGGTTCGGGCATGCCTTGCCCTACCCATTCTCTCGTCCGTCGCTCGATCCAGCGCGCCGCAGCGTGGTCACGGTCATGCACCGCCCCACACCCCTCGCAGGTCCAGACCCGCGTTCGCAGCGACAGGCGCTTGCCGATCAGACCGCAGTCCGGGCAGCAGCCCGTGCTGTGGTCGAACCGGCCGATCGCGTGCACGATCCGCCCCCGCCAGGCGGCCTTGTAGCCGATCTGGCGGTAGAGCTGGCTGAGGCCCGCATCCGCGACGGACTTCGCTAGGTGGCGGTTCCGGGCCATGCCCTTCACCGCCAGGTCCTCCACCCCAATCACCGCCGCCTTGGCTGTCAGCGCCGATGAGAGATGGTGATGACCGTCTGCCCGCCGGTCGCGCACCTTCCGGTGCTGCCGGCCGAGCAGACGCAGCCGGCGCGCATGGCGCCGGCTGACCTCCCGTGCCTCCTTCTTCCTCACATGCTCCGCACGGCTGTAGCGCCGCTGCAGACGCTTCAACTTCTTCTCGGCTTTGCGCAGGTGCCGCGGCGCCTCGTGCCGTGTGCCGTCGCTCTCGGTGAGTAGGGCCGACAGCCCGCCATCCGCGCCCAGCACATCCACACTCGGCTCCGGCACCGCGACGCGCCGCATAGGAGGCGGTGCCTCGAACTGGACCGAGAAGGTCCGGCGCTCGCCATCAAGCCGCAGCCGACAGGCGAGGAGCTTCCCCTCCGGCCAGCGACCGCCCCGGAGCTTCACCTCGCCGAGGCGAAGAATATCGGCTCTGCCGCGCGCCTTCGTCGCATGCGTGCGGGTCAGGTCGGGTAGGGCGGAGGAGGCCAGGTAGACCGAGCCCTCGCCCGCCTTACGGCGCTTGAACTTCGGGAAGCCGGCGCGCTGGCGCAGCGGCAACCCGGCGCGGATGTCGACGAAGGCGCGGTCGCGCGCCTTGCAGTACTGCCGAACCACGTCGACGAGCGCGATCGCCGGAACCTCGGCCAGCCACGGCCTATCAGCCTTCCAGACCGGCAGCCACTTCGTCAGATCCGCGTAGGAGATGCTCCTGCCGGTGCAGGCTCGGTGCGTCTCATCGAACTCCAGGCATCGGTTCCAAGCCCAGCGGAGCGCGCCCACCCAGCCGCGCAGCAGATGCTCCTGCTGCGCGCTCAGATAGGCTCGGAACAGGGCTGCCTGAACGACCTCGTTCACCACTCGTTCCAAGATGGTGGGGCGCCCTGAATCTCGTCAATAGTTGAGGGGGCCAGAAACGCAGAAAGCCCCGCCAGCTCGTGCCGGCGGGGCTTTCCTTGTCGGGTGGGTTTAGGCGTCGAGGGTGGCGACCCCGATCTCTGCCTTCTCCGCGCGCTCTAGGCTGCAACGCAGCGCGGAATCTCTGTTGATGTCCTCCCACCCGGAACTCGGGGAGGGTCACCACCGGTAGGCCGCCAGGGTGCGCCCTGGACTTCAACGACCTCGACGAGCCAGTTGGCCCGTGCCGCGTCCAGCGCGGCCAGTGAGCGTCGAGCAGTGGTGGTGACGGAGGCACTCGCTCCTTGGCCTCGCCCACTCCGGTGGGCGACGTAGGCCGCCTCTTCGCAGGGGCCCGTCAGGTTGGGCATGCAGGGCAACGGCGGCGGGGAGGGGAGTGCGGGGGTGTGCAGCGGCATCGTCTGACCGCCGGCGCGTCGGGACCTCGTCCCGCGACGCTGGGGGGCAGCTCCCTTGTGCTCGAACCCCCTGGACTGCGTTGCTGCATGGGGGAGCTGAGGTGGGAGGGGCCGGCGGAGGCGGAGCCCCGCGGCACGAAAGAGATATGGTGACGCGACAGACCCAACGCAAGGTTGTGTCGCGCGGCCTCGGTTCGACGGGCGAAGTAGAGGCGGACTCCGCGGGCCGCCGGCGCGGGGGCGCCGGGCGGCTTCCTAGTGCTGCATGCCCACTCGAAGCGCGGCGTTGCCTTGGAGGGCGTCGGCCGGGACGGTCCGCAGGCCTGCGAGCCGGGACATGCTGGAGGCGCCGACCATCAGGTGGCAGGCGCGCAGCGTGGCCTCGGTTCGGATGGTCGGGTCCGTGCTCGAGCGGGCGATGTCGAGGAGCCGGTCGGCCTCGGCGGTGAGAGCCTCGCCGGTGGCGGCGAGCATCTCCTGCAGGGCCTGCGGCAGTGCGAGGGATTGGGGCATGGTAGCTCCGTGCCCCCTGATCGACGGGCACGGCCCGGGGGCGAATGGCGGTGCGGGCGACCTGGCGCGCGGTGGCGCCAGGTGCGTGCTTCAGAAGCGCTGGGGCGGGTAGATCTGGCGGATCGTGGCGCGCTCGGCGATGCGGCGCTGCTGGCGCCGCTCGCGGGCGCTCTCGTAGAGCGCGTAGAGGATGAAGCCGAGGGCGAACAGGCCGCCGACGGTGCCGGCGATCTGCAGGATGCTCCAGAGCATCAGCATGATATGGTCCTCGCCCCCTGTTTCGACGGGCACGGCCCGGGGGCTGAAGCAGTGCGGGCGGGCCGCCCCCCGTCAGAACGGGGGGCCGGCTGCCGCTTCTTCCGCGATGAGGCGATTGCGCCACTCGCGGGGGAGGAGGTGGTCTCGGACGTAGACGAAGACCGTGGTGAAGTCGTCCGGGTCGTTGATGGCCCAGGCGCGGTCTTCGAGGATGGCGGTGCGCAGCAGCATGGGGCTGCCGAGCTCGTAGGCGATTTCGATGGCGGTCTCGCGGCTGCAGAACCGGCCGCCGAACAGGATGATGTCGGCGTGCCGGTAGGGCAGCTGCCGCGCTGCTGGGCCTGGGTGCAGGCCGTTCTCATAGGCCTTGGCGAGGCCCATGACGTCGGCCTCGCCGAAGTGCTCGAGGAGGCGTTCCTCGGCCTCCATGAGGTCGTAGGCAGGCGCGGTCGGATCCGCCGCGGAGACGAGCTCCGTGGACATGGCGAAATTCCTTCATGTGGGGGGATGGAAAGAGGGGCCGGTGGCCGCTCTCTCGATGTCATATGGTAACGATATTGCCGAATCTCAAGCCCTGACATGACGAAAGCCCCGCCGAACGGGGGCGTCCGGCGGGGCTTGGGTTAGGCGGCCGCGGCGCGGGGCCGCGGCGGGATCTCGATACCGGTGTCGGCGTCGAAGGTGCGGCCCGGCCGCAGAGGGGTGACCGGGTCGGGCTTGCTGGGCGGGGGCTGGTCGCCGTCGAGCTTGCGCGCGATGCGGCGGCCGAGGGCGTCGCTCACCTGCACCAGGGCGGGGGAGATGATGACGGCCGCCCAGATGATGGCGATGAGGGGCATGTGCTGCTCCTGGTGCCCCCTGATCGACGGGCGAGGCCCGGGGGCTGTGGCGTTCGCGTGCGCCCCGGCGCGCGGTGGCGCCGGGGGCGGTTCAGCTGGTGGGGTGGAGGGTGTAGCCGCCTGGGCTGCCGCGGCTGGGCCGGGTGGCGGTGATGTGGTGGCCGTGCTTGCGGAGGGTCCAGATCGCGTTCGAGATGCCCCCCTGCGGGTTGCTGTAGGTCTCCAGCGCGCTCTCCGGGTACACCTCGTAGAAGAGGTCGATCGAGCGCACGACCTTGCCCGGCGTCCGCTGCAGGATCTTCAGCACCTGCTCGGCGAGGGTGTTCGGGCGCACGCCGATGCGGCTGCGTCGCTTCCGGCCTGGCGGCAGGGGGGCGAACTGGGCGCTCTGCTGCTGCACGGGTGGGTCTCCTGTGGTGCCCCTGTCTCGACGGGCACGGCCCGGGGCGATGGCGGTGCTGGCCGCGGCGCGCGCGGTGGCGCGCCGGGCTGCGGTCAGGTGTCGGTGGTGGGCGGCGCCACGGCGTCGATGCGGGCGATGACGTCGTCCATGTGCGCGACGACCTCGGCCGCGTCCTCGTCGTCGAGGGTGGCGCGGTCGGGCAGGCCGTCATTGCCCCGGAGGCAGTGCCCCTCGAGCAGGACGTCGCGCTCCTCGGCGATGATGTCGCGCGCCTCGCGGAGGAGGCTGACGATGTCGGCGGGGAGGTCGCTCACTGGTGGCGGTATCCGACGAGGCGGTAACCGCCGTTTCGGCCGATGCGGGAGTCGATCTCCCAGCCGAGGCGGCGGAGGTCCTCGACCGCGTGCTTGGCGCTGCGGCCGGGGTGGCGGAGGCGCTTGAAGGCGGCCTTCGGCCAGGCGAGCTCGCAGAGCATGACGGCGGGCAGCCAGACCTCGCGGTGCTTCACGAGGGTGCTGAGCACGGCATAGTTGGCGGTGTTCTCGCGCGGGTAGCGCGGTTCGGGCATGGGGGCTGCTCCTGTGGTGTCCCCCTCTCGACGGGCGGGCCCGGGGGTGTGGGTGGTCCGCTGGCCGCTGGCGCCGGTGGTCGGGCGCCAGGGCTGCGTTCAGACAGGGGCGGGCTGGTCGAGCACCGCGGTGGACAGGCCGTAGCGCTGCGCGACGTCGCGGGCGTGCTTCCGGAAGACGGCCAGGAAGGGTTCTGGCTGGTTGCCGCGCTCGCTCATGACCGCGTCGTCGTGGGCGCGGATCAGTTCGCTGAGCAGGCTGGGGCCGCGCCCCGCAAGGTCGACATGCGGGAGGAGGTCGATCACCTGCATGTCGGCCAGGGAGGCGACGAGCTGAGGCATGGACCAGCTCTCGGGATCGCGGAGCCGGGTGGCGAGGCGGGCGTACCCGTCATCCGGGATGAGATGGCCGAAGGAGCACTTCGTGCCGTCGGCGCCGCGGTAGCGGCAGGCCCAGTCGCTGTCGGGGGAGACGCTTGGCCGCCCTTGCTTGAGCACGCCGCCCACGGCGGTGTCGAACACCTCCTGAGCGGTTGGCGTTGGAACCATGCGGTTTCTCCAAACTGCTGCGGATAGCCGTCAGCGCAATGCGGACGGCCAGTGATATATGGTGAGCCTCCGCAACGAATACCACCACAAAATCGGGACTTGCACAAACCTTTGTGGCTATGGTACTTGCGATGCCGCACCGCCCGACTTGCGCCTGGACCGGTTCCCGGTCCCAAGCCGTCCCGGCGATCCCCAGCCGGGCGGTGCATCCCGCGCTTCGACAGAGGAGGCCGTGATGGCCACCATCGAGGACTTCATCGGCTGGATCACCGCCGACCTCGCCCGCTTCGCCCCCGCCGACCAGCACGTCCACGTCGTCTCGGACGACACCCAGGCCCATGACCGCGGCTGGGAGCGCCGCCTGGTGCTGCGGCTCTACACCGCCGCCAGCCGCTACCAGATCGCCGCCGTCGAGCGCGGCACCACCGGCCTCACCGGCAACGACAGCGACGGCTACCTCGGCGCCACCGTCTCCGCCCGCGCCCCGCGCCCGGGCGAGGACCAGACCCGCGGCCGCGACCTCACCGACGGTCCCCTGGACCGCGCCACCTGGGACCGCATCCTCCGCGACATCGTCGCCTGCGAGCTCGTCCAGGTCCGCACCACCACGCCGCTCTCCCGCTGCGTGATGCGCGCCGGCGCCGCCCAGGTCACCGGCTGGCCGGCGCCCAGCGATCTGCCCCGCTACCCGGCCGCCGCCTACCAGCAGCAGTACGTGCCCGCGGGCGACGTCGGCGACGCCATCCGCCGCTCCCTGCAGGCGCAGATCCCGGCCTACACCGTCGCCCCCGCCTACGCGCAGATCCCCGCCGGTGCCATCGCGGCCCAGGGCATCCACGCCGCGCTGCAGCAGAGCTGGGATCCCAACCGGCTCGCGCCGGCCACCGCGGCGTTCATCCCGCTGGGCGTCGTCCCCGGCCAGCCGGTGACCGACCTCGGCGCCCGCGTCACGACGCTCGCGACGTCGCAGCCCGCCGCCGACGCGCCGCCGCCGCCGCCCGCGACAGGCGACTGACCCATGCCGGGCCGCCGCGCCCGGGAGATCAGGGTCGCCCCCCGCGGCGGGGGCGACTTCTTCGTCACGCCTCCCGAGGTCACCCGCGCCCTCCTCGAGCGCGAGCTCCTGCCCCGCGTCGTCCACGAGCCGGCCTGCGGCAATGGCGCCATCGCCGGCGTGCTGCAGCTGGCCGGGCACACGGTCATCGCCTCCGACCTGCACGACCGCGGCTTCGGCACGCCCGGCGTCGACTTCCTCATGGCCCCCGCCGCCGGCTTCGGCCCCGGCGACGCCATCGTCACCAACCCGCCCTTCTCCCTGGCCCGCGAGTTCGCCATCCGCGCCGTCGGCCTCCGCGTCCGCAAGGTCTGCCTCCTCGCCCGCCTCGGCTTCCTCGAGGGCCAGGACCGCCTCGCCACGCTCTTCGGGCCGCACCCGCCGGCCCGCGTCTGGGTCTTCTCCTCCCGCCAGACCCTCTGGCGCGGCGACGACCCCAACCCGCGCTCCTCCGGCGGCGCCGTCGCCTACGCCTGGGCCGTCTGGGAGCGCGACCACCCTGGCCCCCTGATCGGATGGATCCCATGAGCGCCGCCGCCGAGATCGAGCCCCCGCCGGACGATCCGGCGCCGCTGGCAGGGGGGCGCTACCTCGTCGGCCTCGCCGACAAGCGCGGCGATGCGTCCTACGACGGCGTCGGCGACATCACCGTCCTCGAGAACGGCTCCCTCCTCCTTGTGGACACCGAGGGCAACGCCATCGCGGGCTTCGCCCCCGGCGCCTGGCGCTGGTACCAGCTCGCCGCCGACGACGCCTCATGAGCACCCGCCTCGCCGCCGCCATCGCGGAGGTCCCGGACGACTGGCGCGTCAACCTCATGGCCGGCCACGCCTTCGCCGTCTGCACCCTCACCGACCGCGACGGGATCTCGGCCACCGCCAGCGGCGCCGACGGGCCCGCCGTGGTCCGCGAGGCCATCGCCAAGCTGCGCGGCCGCGTCGCCGCCGCGCCG